GATCCGAAACAGGTCGAAGTTCAAATTATGAGGGATGGTACATCAGATGGTTCTGGTAACTTTACTGTCAGTATCCCATCGGCATATGCACTTGATAATGCAGGCGACTGGTTATTCTTTGTAGATTCTGCTGGAGGTGGATTGATTGACAACTCTACTCTTAGCGGTTTGACAACAGGTTCAAATACAACAACTGTAACAGGATTACCAGCAAACAGACCAGTCAAAGCATATGTTTATGGTTCTACCACATCCCCTGTCGTTCGTGCAAAAACTATTGTATCAAATGTGACAGTGACTACTTCTGTTGTAACAGATCCTATCAGCGGTGAAAAATATATTCCGCTGGGTAAACCAGATATTAGATCGATTGCTGAAGTTCGCGATACGAATTCAACTGGTGCAGATATTGCTTACAAATTCAAACTTGACAATGGCCAACGTGATAACTTCTATGGTCATGGTCGTATGGTACTCAATTCTGGTCAATCAGCACCTTCGGGTAATGTTTTTGTAAAGTTTGATCACTTCAATCATGGTAATGGTAACTTCTTTTCAGCAAGTTCTTACACAGGGGTTGTAAACTACAAAGACATTCCATATCATGTTCTTAAAACAGGTTTGCGGATTAATCTACGAGACGTCCTTGATTTCCGTCCAGTTATGGATACAACAATCAATACGTTCAGCGAAGCAGATATTGCATATCTTCCGCAACCATCTGACTTAATTACGTCGGATAATACTTACTATCTCCCTCGTACATATAAACTTGTGATCGATAAAGACGCTAATCTAAACGTGATCAATGGTGATGCTGGGTTCTATCCGGAACCACCACAAAAATCAGAAAACACTTTACCACTTTACAACTTCCGACTTGGTGGTAACACATTAGACGACTCTGATGTATCAGTTCAAAAAATTGAACATCGTCGTTATACAATGCAAGATATTGGACATCTAGAAAAAAGAATTAACAATCTAGAAGAATTAACTTCTTTGTCTATGCTCGAACTAGGAACTAATAACTTTGAAGTCTTAGATAGCGCAGGATTGAATCGTACTAAGTCAGGATTCTTTGTAGATAACTTTACATCACACATCTTATCAGCAACAGAGCAAAATGATTATCGCGCTGCTATTGATCCGACTGTTGGGTTGATTCGTCCTACATTTACTGATGACAACATTCGTATGATTTTTGACTCTGATAATTCAACAAGTGTTGTGAGAAAAGGTGATAACATCTACGTCGCGCACACTGAAGTTGATTTCATGAACAACCCATTTGCCACAAAGAAAGTAAAGATTAATCCTTTCACCTCATCAGTATATGAGGGTTCACTTGTTCTTTCACCTGCTTCTGATGAATGGCATGATAAGAACGTTGGAAGTAGAACAGTCATTGATGGTGGTTCAAAACTTAGTACAGTTCGTGCATACAACTGGGATAACTGGTCATGGAACTGGGGCGGTAAAGACATCGAAGACTTGAAAGTCGGTGATGGTACTAACACAATCAGTAAGACTAGCGGAAGAACTACTACTAATTCTGTGAACAAAATTGTATCAGAATCAGTTGTTGAAGAAGTTATTGGCGAAAGAATTTTGCAAATTGCGATCCTACCATTTATTAGGTCTAGAATCGTAAGAATTAAGGCAAGAGGACTTCGCCCGAATTCAAATGTGTTCTTATTCATGGACAATAAAAACATGAAAGACTTTGTTCGTGAACAAGCATTTAAGAGATATTCAAAGGACACTAAAGATTTTGGTAACACATTACGAGGAAAAACTTCCCACAAAGATGGTTCTACTGCATTGACAACAGACGCATCTGGTAAAGTTGATATTTCATTCCAAGTTCCTAACAATAGCACGTTCAGGTTTAGAGCGGGAACTAAAGAAATAAAACTTATGGATATTGATGTGAACCGTGAAGAATTGTCAGGTACGATTGCAAGAGCAATATATACTGCTCAAGGTTTCCTCGATACCGTTCATCAAGATATTAGGTCTACTCGTGTTCTTGAAGTAGAGGGTAAAAAATCAACAACAGTTCGTGCAGTGTCATATAATAATGACGGTGGCGGTGATGGTGGCGGCACAGGCGGTGGCGTCAGTTGGTTGAATCCTGATGAACATGAAGAAAAATTTGGTACAAGAAATAATAACAGACAAGGTCATAACCTTGGAGCGATGGGACTTGGTTGGCCAGATGAACTATCTCACCCACCAACCCAAAGTGATCCTGGTCCATCTTCTAAAATTATTTGTACAGCACTTCACCAAATGGGTCTACTCCCATATGATATCTTTGCCGCTGACCAAGAGTATGGTCGGAAACTTGCAGTAACAGATCCTGATATTGTTGAAGGATATCATTTGTGGGCACAAATTGTAGTAGATTGGATGAATGGCGTTGAAGATGCACCAAATATTATGCCATGGGTCAAAGATGATGCTGAACGTATCGAACGCACAAGTCAGTGGGCAGTAAGATGGGCGCAAGCAATCGCAACTCCATGGGCAGTTCAAATGGCACATGAAATGGGAATACGAGAAAAAGGCAGCAAACTTGGTAAATTCTTGATGATGGTTGGTTATCCAATATCTAAGATGGTTGCTAAAACAGGCAAACCGAATCCAGTAAGCATGCTTGCAATATTTGCAGTTCTTCGCTTAATCGTCTCCCTCAATATGAAGAATAAATACATCGATAATACAGTGGAGCAGAAATAATGTCGACAAATAGTTTAGGTTACAAGGTTGGAAAAAATCCACTCGCTCAGTCATTTTATATCGATGAACCGACTGGATTGTTTTTAACAAAGGTTGATTTGTATTTCGCATCAACATTCAATCCGACTGCAAACCTTCAGTTGCCTGTTTCATTACACCTCAGACCAATGGTAAATGGTGTTCCCTCCGATACTGTTATCATTCCTGGTTCAACTGTGTATGTTGCGCACAACTCTGTATCAACCTCAGCGACTGCTACATCACCAACATCGTTTGAGTTTGAAGAACCAATTTATCTTCAGGGATTGAGTGATTATGCAATAGTTGTATATGCTGAAACTCCTGAATATGAGATATGGATATCAGAAATAGATGAGCAAATCATTGGTTCAGCGTCAGCACGTGTAAATAGAAACCCAAATCTTGGTTCTTTATTTTACTCTCAAAATGGTGCAACATTTAGCGCAAACCAAAAGCAAGACCTAAAATTTAATTTGTATCGCGCAAAATTTGACACAACAGTAGCAGGAACTGCTTTAATTGAAAATGCGTCTGTTCCTCGTAAACTTTTGAATGATAACTCTATTCAAACATTTGCTGGTGATTCATCAGTTCGTGTGAGAAGTACAAATCATGGTTTACAAGTAAATGATACTGTTTCAATTGAAAATGCAATTGCTGTGGGTGGATTAACTCCAGCACAATTAAATACAGATCACACTATAACAAAAATTGATCTTGGTGGGTTTGAATTTAAACCAGCAAATGCTCTTGCTGACTCTGATGCAGTCGGTGGTGGATCAAATATCTTAGCGACGCAAAACTTAGCATATTCAATTATGTATCCGAATATCGCTTCGATTAAACCTGTTGGGACTTCAATGTTTGCTTCATTCAAAGGAACTTCTGGTAAGTCTATGGCAGGAACAGAAACACCATACACAGTAGATGCAGACTATTCACCTATCCTTTTGAATAAAAATAACGTTTCACTTGATCACAATTATGTGGTTGCTGCTGACTCTATTGCAGATGCTGAAATTTCTATCGGTGCAAAAACAGCAATGTTTAAATTTGACATGTCAACGACGAATGAATTCGTTTCACCTATGATTGACTTACAAAGAACATCTATAACAGTAGTCGATAACATTATCGATAATCAAGACAGTGCTGCTACTCTAGGATTTAACGTGCCACTTCGATATGTTTCTGAAAATGAACCAACGAGTGGATCAAGTGCAGCAAAACATATCACGAGCAGTGTTCAATTAGGAACTGAGGCAGTTGGATTAAAAGTTTTGATCACTGCGCATCGTCCTAAAGAAGCAGACTTCGATGTTTATTTTAGAACAGGCGTTGACGGTGATATCTTAAACACCGTGAGATACCAACTTGCTTCAAAAGAAGCAAACCTACCATCAGATCAAAACACGAATATTTACCGTGAGTATGAATATCTTATCGGTGGGCGAGGCGGTACTCTTCCTGCATTCACGCAGTTTCAATTGAAGATTGTTTTCAGGTCTACAAACTCAGCAAGGGTTCCAATCATAAAAGATCTAAGAGCAATTGCGCTTGGCGTTTAAAATGAAAAAACAAGTTGAGGGTCATCCTGGTTTAGTAAAAGACATATCTACAGGAGTCGTTTTGAATATGAATCGTTCTGAAATTGAATCGGCGAAGGCGAGGAAAAAGGCGAGAAAAGAACAAGAACAAGAATTGAGTGATCTCAAAAAAGAAATGGGTGACCTCAAAGATATGATGAAACGAATCTTAGAGAAGTTGTAATGGCCAGAAAAGTCAACGTTCAAAATTCAAATACGATCCAAGCATGGATGCAAAAAATCAACCAGATGCAAGAGTATCTGGGTGACATCGATGATTTGAAAGACTCAACGTTTTCTAATAATGATCAAAGTGCAGTTGATGCACTAGATTTTTTGGGACGACTCATACCTAAAATCAATCAGCAATTATTTAATGCGTCCGCACCGATTACAATAACTGCAAACATATTAGCAGATTCTGCTGTATTTGATTTTATGACTCTAAAGAGTTTGTTGAACCATGATTCCGCGATGCCAGATAGTAGTGTCCATGGAATGTATTTTCTTGGTGACTCCCCTGGAACTGCAGAATTTGATTTCAATGGAGATAGTATCTCGTTTGGTAATGCTACTGTAACAAATAATCTTACATTCGATTCATTTGGCCAATCTGTTATAATCAATAAACTGACTGTCATGGACAGTGGGTTGATTGGTAGAATAACTGTTGATTCTTCTTCTACGATTGGTTTCGGCAACGTGACAATGATTGCTAGTGATGGATTAGAAGTAGACAGCGCATTAGTTTTAAATAAACTTAACCTTACAAACTTGCTTTGCGATAGCGTTCATGATACAGGGTTTAATGCAAACAAAGCATCAATTCCCAATCTAGTCCTAGATAGTGGTGTTGGAACAATAACATTTTCAGATAGTTCTTCATTAGTATTTACTGGACTGAAATCATTTTTATTAACAGATTCACTGGGGTATGATTCAGTCGGACAAGGTGATTCTGGCGTTATATATTTTGCAGCGCATCAATTATTGATATAAAGAGGAAGATATGGCACGTAAAATTCTTATAGACTTAGTTGATGCAGTCGGCACATTTGTCTCTAAAACAAACACATTATCAGATTATTTCGGAGACTTAGATAATCTTGACAGTTCATTTATTCATGCTGATTCCAGTATTGTTTCAGCACTGAATAGACTCAGCGATCAATATGACTCAATCAGCAATAGATTATTTGGTCAACCTCCAGGAAACTTATTGGTAACAGGATTGACTGGGGATAGTGGAGTGTTCAACACATTGCGTGTTGGTAAATTAACTGCTGACTCTGCAACGATCGATAGTGCTACAATTGGAAACTTACATGTTTCTGGTACATTCACTGCTGATAGTGCAAGGTTTGATCAAATTTATGTCGATAGTATCGCAGTCAGTAATGGTGCAGCACTTTATATTGACAGTGCAGTTATCAATTCAAAAGTAAATATCACAAACCTAACAATTGATTCAGCGACAATCAAGACTCTATCGGTGGGTGAAGTTATCGCTGACAGTGCGACAATAGACTCGGCGACTATCACAGATTTGACTGTAACGTCATTAACAATAGATGGAATCGAACTTGATAATGTCAAACGATTTACTGTAAAAGAAGAATCAGGAACGATAGTTTTAGATGGTTACTTCTTATCTACAGCGGATTCTGCGCAGGTGGCATAATGACACTTTATAGACCTATAGTATCAGACGGAAGCAGAAGAATAAAAGAGTGTACATCTTCAACACTCAATGCTATGTACAAACGCATAGCATATCTTTATGTTCAAAATCCTTCTGTTATTTTAAGTGTTGTCGCTTCTGGTGGTAATATATCACCAACTATGACAGACACAAGACTTAAATCTGGTACAGCGAAAAGAAACACTTCAGGGAACTGGCCACAGGTGACTTCATTTCCTAGTCAGGCGCAAACAGGTGAACCGCAAACTGTAACTCTTACATATGATAAAATTAATCAGACAACATCAAGTCATGCGACAGTACCAACATATAATTTAAAACCTGTTCGAACAGATGCATCAGGTGTTAGAGAAATGACTTTCACTGATGTGATCGATTCATTTATTAGTCCAGTTGTGAGCAATATTGTTACTGGTACAACTGACACTTTGGCAGGAGGTGCATACTTTATTAGCACAAACACCTCAATATCGAATTGTACAAATTTAGGAACAGTTTATACAGACACTCGAGCAAACGTTTCTGGTTATCTGGCGTCTAACATAGGTGGGAATAATTCAGTTCAGGATGTTTTCAATTCAACAAACTATCAGTTATTCAGGAATGATGGTGCAGTCGTTGCATATAGAACACCATTGATTATTGATGGCACTTCCGGATTGAGACATATGACATTTGCTGAGTTTGATGCATTTTTCCAACCTTTGATTCAAGCATACATTTTTAATCAAGGCGGGAACACACTCAGATACAATGTAGATGGTAATGGCGTCACAAAAGGAACAGCAATAGTCAATAATGTTCTTACAGGCGGTAATGGAAACTATACTACATACAAAGCATCAGCAAACGACTATCGTGCGCAAGAATTTCCTAACGGATCAAACTCAGTTGCTAACACATACAGATTAAAGGTGGAAAGAACTTAATTATGGATAATCATGTATTCGTTGATGCTTATTTCACTAACAATGAAAGAAGCGTTGTAGAGACAATTTGGTATTCGGAAAGCGAAGATGTTTACAGATCTCATTCTATTGTTGCTGAAGAAAGTGAAGCAGATTGGATCAAACTATTAGAAACAGTTTCGTTGGATGATTTACACGAACGAACTTATAAAAAGATCGCAGAAGCAAACGAAGAATATAAAGAAACTCTAATTGACATTGCAAATAACGATGGTAATGGATGGATCGCCTATAAAGACGACATAAACAGGGATGCTTTAAAAGTGCTCATGAACGTTATTTTCGATGAAAACTTATCTGAATCAGATGGTGATGCTAATAAAGAAAAACTGTTTTTGTATAAAATGGAATTCTTTGAAAGAGATTTTGTTAAGAAGTCAACCAACAAAGAACTGAAACGAAATCTCAGAAAAGCAAAGTCTATGATCGAAGCAACGCAAATTGCTTGTCTTTTATATAATGAATCAGAGTTTTCGTAATTCATTTTTCAATTCTGGAACATGATCTAAAATATCAAACCCTCTAATTTTATTCATCTTATTAGTATAGTTCCAAACATCATATAACCAACTTTTGTAACCTTTTTCTTCGTAATAACTTATCGGATCAAAAAAGTTTCTGAATGTGGCACGATCACCATAATAATGTTCTAATGGCATAAGTTTCCATAACTGTTCTTCAACGACTTCTTCAGGCAAATATAAAGGAGAACACCAAGATGGGTGGTGAACAATATTGTGACATTGCATCCATCTTGTGTATGGTTTGTCATGAAAATATTCAAAGATGCGATCTAAAGACCAAAAATTGTACAACGATATTGTAATCATGATTTGAGATTTTATACCAGTTTCTCCATATAAAATCTCCATATTCTTTGTTATTTTATCCCAATCACCACCTCTGATCCAATTGTAAATGTTTTCTGTACCATCTACCGAAACCATTGCTCTAAGGTTTTTTAACTTTTTGAAAATGGGTAAGTGTCTTTTTAGCAATCCTTGCATATTAGTTTGTAAATTGATGGTGCAGTCTGGGTTTGTTTCAGAAGCGACTTTCAAAAATTCAATGTGTTTTTGATCTGCAAGGGGATCTCCACCTTTCATATAAAAAATGTCTAGGTTAGGAATCAGTTTATTAATTTTCTCAGCGTCTTCTTCTGAGAATCTCCACAACTTATGATTTACATGACCAAACTCTTTGTCATATTCTAACCACTGATTAGAATGCCTTCCGCTACACATCACACACATTTGATTACATATGTTTGATGCAGCAATTTCCAAGAAACGGATTTTATTTTCACCACCACGTTCCCATTTCCAATCATATGTTCCTTTTTTTAAATTTGATCTATACGATTCAAATACAGTATTGTTACTTCTTTTTGCTGAACCAAAGCATGTGCTGCATGGATAAAAGTTTCCTTGTTCACCTTTATCATATGCATCCCAAACATCCTGATACTCTTCCACCCACCACTTTTGAAGATCATCGATGTCAGATATATTCATTGCGGGTTTGAGTCTATTGCCGTTTCGACCAAAATTTCTCATTCTTGAATTGTCTTGGCAACAAAAGGTTATATTACCTGTGTTGGGTTCTATAGTAATTCCATGAAACGGAATGTAACAATTTTTATCTAAGTCCAACTTCGAATTCCTTATTTACTTGATGAATGAAATGTGCTCCATCAGTGTATTTTCTGACTTTTGCGTCGAGAATATAATTCCAAGATATACCTATGTCTATCATAGGAATATCATATTTCTCAATTATGTAGGAAAAGAATGCCTCATTATTAGGTGTCCAAACTCGGGAAACTTGTTCAGGATATAGGTTATCTTCACATGCCTCTTTATACACCTCAAGGCAACTTTCGAATCTACCTATCCAATCAAACCTCTTTATAGATTCCTTAGACCCTAACACCACTCCTGTGTTTGCAACCTTCTCAGTTCCTGATAAATCATCAAGTAAAAGCATAGACTTTTTCAAAGCGCATTTAACCCATACACTCATGGGATGAAAATTATCGTCCTCGAGTTCCCACCTGAAATTTTTCTTATTGAATGCTCTATGTACATTATAAACACACATCTTAGTTGTATCAAAGTTTTCGAAAATGTTGATGTTAGTTTTTGGGATCACATCAAGATCTAAGTATAACACTTCATCATATTCTTGTGAGAGTTCTTGCATCTTTATAAGTTTATAAAACTGAATATCGGCATAGGTTGTAACATCGGGAGTATAAACCATGTAATCAGCATTTGTAAATTTTGCATAATCACTTTGCCTTTTCTCCAGTTCACCTCTGTGCCTTTTAAATTGACTCTCTTTGTATGGAGTAACAGAATCATGAACTTCTGTTATGTCGTTCCAGACACTATATACTATTCTTTTCATACCACTCCTTGATGTAGTCAAATCTTTTATTTACTACGTGTACAAACTCACTTCCTTTCGCTACATAAGGGAATCTTTCATTGAGTATGAAATGTTGCTTTCGTTCAAGTTTGTTGAGTTGAACTTCTTTTTGTTGCATCTTATAACTATACAATGTCTCGTTATCATACCCAAACAGTGACTGAATGTACGGTGGCCAACCACCATTTACTTCGGTTACAAGTTCTTTCATCGTAGATAAGTCAAGATCAAATTCTCCAAAGTAATCTAACTTTTTTATTTGCTCAGAACTTGCTCCAACAATTCCTGTGTTGTATACATCATTATCACCAGAGAAACCCTCGTCAAGAAGCAATGCTCTTGCGTTCCACCATTTTGCTCGTGGACTTCTTATAGAATTGGTCCTACCTTTCTCATCATACTTTTTACGCATTTCAGCAAAGAATGCTGGTTCTAATCCTTCAAGGTAATTTTTAGGATCTTTCTCATGATTGACTCTACAAAGTATTCCTGAATCAAAATCCCACTCATCGAAAACATTACATTTTGTTAACGGAACCACATCAAAATCCAAGTAAAGGATCTGATCATAAGATTTAGAGTATTCTACCATCAACCAATGTTTGTAAAAATTGATTATATCATACTCTGATATCCAAGGTTTATCTTCAAACCAGTCTTTAAAATGAGCATAGTGAGTACCATACCCAACAAACCTATATTCAACTCCGATGGACTCAGCATACTTTTTTTGCACGCTGATTAACCAGTCCTGATATTTAAGCATTAGGTTTGTAGTTTCTTTTGTTTTGAAATTACTCCACTCATCATCAGAATGATCTTTATCTATCGTAGAGTCTGAAATATTGATGTATGTTGAATAAATTAATCGTTTCATCGAGCAATCACCATGTACCGATCCCACTCTCCTATTTTCAATGTGCCTTTATAAAGTATTTTCATCTTCGGCAATGTTTCTATGAAATGATCAACAGATGTGTGACAGTTAATATGACTGTCTACATCTACCATATTATTAGACTGCAAAGCAACAATCATATTTTCATTTTTCATCGACAAGACGCTAAAAAGATCTTCGTGGTCTATGTGTTCACATGCTGTACAAATTACGATTTTTTTCTCGTGGTTTCTTTTCTTATCTTCAAATAATTCTAATCCATCCATAGCATCTTCATATTTTATGTTACTATGAACTCTGAGTTTTTTAGCAATCTTAATACAGACATCATCCAACTCGAAATTTATTATCTCTTTGTCCCACCCATCCTCTACTAAAATGTGTGACATCAACCCATACCAAGACCCAATAATTAAAATCGAATTGTGATTATCTTCATAAAAAGGTTTGAGTTCTCTAGACAACCATTCTTTACAAGCGATCTGGCCAGTTGAGAAAGAATCAGTAATGTCTTTGATACGGAATAAATCGTAGTCAGGATCATATGCAGATTTTTCAAATATGAATCTGAATATGTTCATGATCTTATCAAAGTATAATGGTGTCATGTATTTCATTCTCAAAAGTCCCATGTTCAAGTTTTTGATCCCAGATATAACGATCCATCCCCTTATATTTTCGAGTGTTGTAGTCTATATTTTTTGCAAAAATGTCCCAATAATTTGTATTCTTTCCGACAGTCCATGTCATAATTGAACTGTTTAACATCGTTTCATAGGCATGAGTTTCCCAATACTTATCTTCTTTCCAATAGTCACAAACGAAATGCGGAACATCCCAGTTTATGTTTTCTAGTGAAGGGAAAGGAGAACTAATAATATCGATATCGAGATCAAACATGACGCACCGAGAACCATGTATAAAACTATCTCCAAATCCTGGTCTGAAAGCATGTAATTTATTCCACCACTTAGCGAGTTTCGGTTTATTAGGAATTGGAATACAGTCTATTATAACGTTTTCTGGATCTTCAGTAAAGCAATAAATTGGATAATCTGTGTATTTTCTCAAACTTACTGCTTGTTGGTTTACGTCTTGTGCTGTATATTTCTTCCCGTGCTTCAATAATATAATGTTCATGAGACTATCTATTCTTATAAATAACAGTAATCTATATAATGTCCGAGTTACTTAGCATCGAGATGGAAAATGGCAGAATACGAAAAATTCACCTTTGACAAAGGTTCAGACATTGCTGTGCAATTAGAACTTGTAGATACGTCAGGGAATCCAAAAAATCTTACAAATTATAGTGCTGCAGCAAAAATGAAACGGAACTACAATTCCGATTCAGCGGACACGACTATCTTTGCTGCTGCCATTGAACCGTTGACTGGTACTGTAACTTTCTCATTGACAAATGTTCAAACAGACGCACTTCGTGTTGGAAATTATGTATATGATGCAGAGATAACCTATACTGACTCAAATGGAGCAGATATAGTGGAACGCATCCTTGAAGGAAAGATACGAGTGTCACCATCGGTAACTTAAAATGACAACACCTCCAATACAGACACATGTTAGAAAAATTACGATTGGCACGCCTGTAAGAAAAGTTACAGGTGCGCAAGCGCAAGCGATCGGTGACCTCACGGATGTTGATACATCTGCGCTCAAAGATAAAGGTATTCTTCAATTCAATATAAACACAGGGAAGTTTGAAGTGACTACTACTCCAACGGGATTAACCCTCAGCGGAGGAAACTTCTAATGTCAGATAATATCTTTCTAATTAAACAATCTGCTACAACATCAACAATCACCCCTTCAAATAATATTCTGAGAAGTGGTGAAGTTGCATACACATATGCTTCTGGTGATTCCTCTGGCGGTGATAGACTCTTTATTGGTGCAGGTGGTAATGATTCTGCAAATGGATTTGCTACTCAGATTCACACTATCGGTGGTAAATACTACACCGACATGCTTTCTCATCCTAAAGGTAGGATAGAACCAAACAAAATATTAATCGTAGATAGTGATAACAAATTAGATACGAACAGCGGTAATCTTGATATTGATCTGTTAAGGTTCAATAACAACACACTGGTGTCAACTTCTGGTTCATTGATATTTGGTGGAGCAAATAGTGTTGTTTCGTTCAGCAGTAATAGATTATCTGATGTTGCCGCACCTACTGCTGGCACAGATGCTATCAACAAAGCATATTTTGAAGCATACAATATTCTTGATGTTTCCGCTGATGTCAGTATTCTTGGCGCAGGTAATCTTTTCCCAGGAAACCAAATACAAATTCGTGGCGGTAAAAATACCAACACCACAAAGACTGATATCTCTGGAGGGACTCGAGTAGATGTTCATCTAGATTCAAACCTTCTTGACCTTGCAAGTCTTACTGTTGATAATATCAAGATAGACGGAAACACAATCAGTTCTACTTCTGGCAATCTTACTATTGACCCAAGTCCTACAGGTGCTGCTGGAACATTAGTCATTGCTGGTAATCTGCAGGTTGATGGAACGACAACAACTATCAACTCAACCACACTTGAGGTCGATGATAAAAATATCACCCTTGCAAGTGGTGCACTGAACGCTGTGGCAGCAGACTCTGCAGGTATTCATGTAGAAGGTGCAAACGCAAATATCTTCTATAAATCCGGAACTGATACTTGGAACTTCAACAAGAAAGTTATCTCTCCAAATATTGATGTTACTGGTTCAATATCTTCAACTTCTTTCTCTGGTCAGTATCTTGGATTTGATTCTGATCTTGGTGCCACAACAACAGATGCTTTACCTGAAGGAACAACAAACCTATACTATACAAAGACAAGAGTCGACTCTGACTTTGATCTTAGAATAAGCACAAAAACTACTGGTGATCTAACCGAAGGAAGCAACCTTTATTACACTGATGGTAGAGCAAGAGCAGCAGTAAGCGTTACTGATGCTGGTGGTGACGGTTCACTTGCATATAATAATTCAACTGGCGTTTTCACTTATACTGGTCCAAGTGCTGCAGAAGTTCGTGCGCACCTGAGTGCTACAGGTGACTTATCATATAACTCAGGCACTGGTGTATTCAGTATTGATATTGAGCAAGTTTATTCAAAGGCGAACTTTGATTCAGACTTGGGTGCTGCTAATACAGATCAACTCCCAGAAGGTTCAACTAATTTTTACTACACTGAATCTAAATTTAACTCAAGTCTTTCTACAAAAAGTACATCTGATCTCAGTGAAGGGTCGAATCTATACTACACAACGGCACGTGCTGACAGTGATGCAAAAAATTCTATTAGTGCAACAAATGGCGTATCTTATGCTGCAGCGACTGGAATCGTTTCTGGAATAACTGCAACAGATACAGCACTCGGTGTTGCAGCATTTGATTCAATTGACTTTTTAGTCACATCAGGAACTGTAGAGATAGCAACTATCGATTGCGGAACATATTAATCCTTATTAGGAAACGACAATGGCAACAACACCAAAAGTATTACTCAAACGATCCTCGGTAGTAGGAAGAATTCCAACCGCAAGTGATTTGGAATATGGCGAACTCGCCATTAACTTCGCTGATGGTAAAATTCACTACAAAGATAATACAAACACAATCAAATCATTTGTGGACTCTGCAAGAGTACAAGCGATTGCTGACGCTGTCGAGACAGTTGCACTTGCGCAACTTGACTCCAGTGAGATTACATCACTTGTAGATTCTGCTTATGTAAATGCTCGTTTAGATACATCGTCTTTCTTAGATTCTGCAGAAGCAGTTCAACTTATCGATTCCGCATATGTTCGTAGTAAGATTGATGCAGCATTTATCAATTCACTCACTATTGACGCTGATACTCTCAATGGTCAAACTAGTGGATATCATTTAGACTATAACAACTTTACGAACACACCGACTGTTCTTGACAGTGCTCAAGTGATTGCCGAAGTAGCAGCAAATAGTGTAGATTCTGCAAAAGTTCTTTCTCTTATTGACAGCGCATATGTTACTGCACGACAATCTGATAGTGCTGTAAATGCAACAAATGCACTAACTCTTGGCGGACAAAACTTAAATTTTGTAAGAAACTATAACAACCTAACAAACACGCCTGTAGTATTAGACACGGTCGACGTTTCAAATATAGTTACAGCAGACGTTGATAAAGCATTTGTTGATGCACTGAATGTTGATGCAGACACGCTAGATGGACAAAACGGCACACATTATTTAGATTATACAAATTTCACAAATAAACCTGCTCTTATCGATTCTGGTCTCACCACTCAATTAATTGATTCTGCATATATTCAATTAAGGGATACACCGCAAGATTTTGCTTATGCATCATTAACAGGTAAACCAACAATTCCAGCGTTTGGTACTGATTATGTTGATTCCCAGGCAGTTTTAGATATTATCACGAGTGAAGGATTAGATTCAGATCTTGTGATTTCGTTGGTCGATAGTGCTTACATTGCACTCAGAGATCGTTTCCAAGATTCATCACTAGTTACATCAACTGTCGATGCCACATATGTTGCTGCAAGACAAATACAGTATAACACTTCAGACTTTACTGATAGCGCATTCGTAACTGGTTTGCCTATTAGCACATTCACCAATGATACTGGTTATCTTACCGCTGCAACGGCAGGTGGACTTGATTCAGATTTAGTGATTCAAATAATTGATTCTGCATATGTTGCCGCAAGAACAACTGCTGGAACTGATTCTGCCGCAATTATTCAATTAATTGATTCTGCGTATGTTGCTGCAAGAACATCATCAAACACATCCGTTGATTCTGTCGGTGGATTATCTCTTCTCACCAATGTGAAAATTGGTGACCATGCATATGCATATAATGCATTAAGCAATCATGCAGGGGATGTTTACTATGCAACCGCATTAGCAGCATCTGCTGTTGTAGCAGATGGGCAATTAACTCCAGCATCTGGATCAGCACCAACTGCTCCATATCTACATTTAAGTGGTACAAATAGAGTCACTTATTCTATGGGCGTAAATATTTCTAATCCTAATGGAGCAGAAGTAACAGGAATTCCTATATCGTTTACTGGTACTGGTGTGAGTGAATCATCACTTAATGCTAAATTCCCAGTCGGAGGTAGCGTTTCACTTGGTATCTACAGAACAGTTCTTGTTTGTACTCTACCTGATGTAAATGGCACTGACGAAGAACGCAATAACGTAGATGCTGTTGTTGTATTTGAACCTACATCTACATTCAGTGGAACTACTGGAACATTTAAAATAACAGGATTCATACCTGCCTCTGGTGGCGGTTCAGTTGTCGATGTTGCTGGTAATTCTAGAAATCTGATTGGAAACTTCTACGACTACACTCGTTTATTAAGCAGAATGAGTGAACAGCGTATATTCACGACCACTGGTAATAATGGTACATATGAAATAGCATCAACTTCCAGTAAACCAGTTCAGTGGTCTAAATTAAGTCGTTTAGATTCTGAGGCAACAACCCAGTTTATCGATAGTGCATATATCAATGCTCGAACATCAGCAGGTGCGGATTCTGCAACTGTAATATCAATAATTGATAGTGCATATATCAATGCTCGGACATCAGCAGGTACGGATTCTGCAACTGTAATATCATTAATTCAATCTGCTAATGATTCTGATAGCACTAATAGAATAACTGCTAGAGTTCATAGAATTACCTCATTATCTGAACTTAATACTCTTGCTACACACACTGGACTAGGCGTTCCAAACGGAACAGCAAAAGTTGGTGATATTGCTTATAAATTAAATCCCTTTGATGGATATGTACTTACAAACATCGCTGCACCAGCGGCATATCAAAATAGTGGATTTCATGTACAAACCAATAACGGTACTGTTACAAGGATGTTCTTTGATGTAGTTCCATCAGGTCAACTTCCTTCTCAGAACTTTTCGATTGGTAGCACAATTGCCGTAAACTCTGGTGGTGGAGATGTGAGAACTGTAACTGCAGTATCTGACACTGGCGGCACTTACAGCAAAGGATATCTAGACTTTACACCGAGTGATGCAGGTTATGCTCCTGGATGGGACAATAAAACTGTATGGGTTTCAACTGCAAACCAAACCACATGGCAAACTTTTGGAATTGATTCTGCTTCGGTTACAGGTATCGTTGATTCAGATTATGTGAGACTTCATACTCGCATTGGAGATTCTGATATTGACTTTGGATCAAATAAGATCCTATATTCAAATGTGTATTCTACAGAAGGTGATCTTCCTTCAGCATCAACTTATCATGGTATGTTTGCTCATGTTCATGGAACTGGTGCAGCGTATTTTGCTCACGCAGGTGCATGGGTTAAATTAGCAAATTATTCTGACATAAACCCATATAGCGATGCGCATGTGACAACACTTGTTGATAGTGCTTACATCGCATTAAGAGATAGATTCCAAGATTCTGCTGGTATTGCTGCTGTTGTTGATAGTGCTTATATTCAAGCAAGGCAAACATCTGGTGGCGGTGGCGGCACGGTAGACAGTGCAGACATTATTGCGATTGTTGATAGTGCATATGTACAAGCACGGCAAACAGCAAGTGGTGGTGGAGGTATAGACTCTGCTACAGTTCTCTCTCTGATTGATTCATCGTATGTACAAAATAGACAAACATCTATCATTACTGGTGATGCGGTAGAGATAACAAAGTTTGTTTATCAGGCAGACTCTGCTCAAACAGTATTCACTGGAGCGGATAAAAATAGTGTGCCGCTCGCTTACAATAATATTGCTACAGAAATAAATGTTTATCTAAATGGTATTTTGCAGGTTGATTCTGATGACTTTGCTCAGACTGATAGTTCAACTGTAACATTAGTACAAGCGGCAAATCTTAATGATATTATTCAGATATTCAGATACACACCAACTGGTAACACTTCTATCGATTCTGCATCAACAATTCAACTGATTGACTCTGCATACGTTCAAGCAAGACAAACAGCGGCATCACGCGGAACTTTAGATGTAAATAAATTCACCTTTGATACTACAGCAAATCAAACAGTATTCTCAGGAAATGATAAATTTGGCAAATCGTTAATTTTAAAAGCACCTGAGAACACAGAAGTTTATCTGAACGGTTTGGTACTGATATCTCCAACTGATTATATCGTCGATTCAAATTCTGTTACACTAACTGAAGTGGTTGACTCTGGGTTCATTCTTTCTGTTACAGAGACAGTTGGTGATGTAAACCTTAAATCAAAGTTTGTAAGAACAGGTTATGAATTCGCTGCTGATTCAGGTCAAACTGTATTTTCTAATTCGATGGATTTATCTCAAGGTGCGACTGACGTTTATTTCAACGGCATTTTGTTACAAAATTTAAATGACTATACTATCTCTGCAAATGTTTTAACATTGACTTCACCAGCAGATAGTGGAGATCTTGTTGTAATCAATAATAACAAAACTGCAGCAGTTTCTGGTTTAAATCTTGCAACATTCGAGTTTACTAATCAGACAACGAATTCGTTATCAAGAAATGGGTTTGCATATACTCCAGGATCAATTCAGGTATTTAAAAACAATCAACTTTTGCAAGGCAAACACTACACTGCGATTGATGGAACTACAATTAATCTGAACGTTGCTGCTGTTGATTCTGATGAGTTTACTGTTAATGCATTTTCTTCAACAGGAACGCTCGCCTCTCAGTTTGATTTTATAGCGGATAGTGGTGCCACAACAATAACTGGTCTAGACAGAAATAATAACACATTGGTCTATGATGTTGGAAACATAGTTGTGTTTGTAAACGGTATCTCTCTTATAGACTCTGCAGATTTTTCTGCGACTAACGGATTTTCAGTTTCGTTTGTCGATGCTCTATCAATAAATGATGAAGTGAAAATTGTAGCATTTGGAAAAACTGCTTCGGTCACTACGCCACCTGTCAGGTATCTTTCTAGAGATTCTGGTGATACATTGACTGTTGGGGATAAAGCGATATTAGATACAACATCAAGTGCTCCAACGATATCACTTCCTGCAACAGCGGCATTGGGTGATGAAGTTAGAGTTATAGACGGAACTGGTAATGCCAATACAAATAACATTACTATAGATAGAAATGGTCATAAGATTCAAGGAGTGGCAGATAACTTGATAATTGATGTTGATCGTGCTGCAATTGGATTAGTTTATTATAATTCTACAAATGGTTGGATCTTGACGGAGAACTAAGAATGACTACACTATCTTCTATAAGAGTCTTAGCAGAAACAGATGCTGGAACTACAGGACTAGATTCATCTGATGTTCTTGGATTAGCAGGAGGTGTGCTTAATGTCTTCAGTTCATTAGATTCACTTCCAGTATCATCATTAACTGCTGGTGATCAGGCATATGTGACAAGCAATAATAGATTGTACATTTCTAATGGTTCTGGTTGGTACAATGTTGCATTAGTAAATTTATCTCCAACGATGAGTCTAGATCAATCAGGGACTATTGAATTATCTTCGGAAGGGGCAACAACTACTGTCACAATTACTGCGGCAGATGCAGATAATCCTGAAGCGATATTATCATACAGCGTTGAATCTAGTGGTGACTTTTTCAAGATGGCAACATTAAGTCAAGATTCAACTGTCTTTACTATTACACCAAGAACGGAAGATTCATCAGTTGCGCTTGGTGATGATGGTGTTGCATCTTTAACATTCAAAACGACTGATAATATTAATCAAGCGACTGAAGCATTATCATTCACTTTATCTTTTATCACTACCATTGATTCATCACAACATACAACATTTTTGCTCAAGTCGTCAAATGAAAATTATGGTACATATGCTTCACAGGCATATAAGTTCAGAGATTCTAATAACAATTTATTAGCATGGGATGCTAATGTTGGAGACGTACATTCCTCAGCGTTTACTCCATATAAGAACAACTATAGTTTATTGCTAGACGGTAATGGAGATTATGTAAGAACTGGGTTTACCACAGTTGCTGATTTACCAGGAGACTACACTATCGAATGTTGGATATACCCAAGAGCATTAACTGGCAATCACTTGATAGTAGACACTTTTGTATCAGGGTACAACGGTTCTTACCAATTATATTGGAGAAGTACTGGTTCTTCTTTGGCAATGTATAATCCACAAGATGGTGTATTTTTACAAGACCCTAGCAGTTCAACTATCGCAGTGAATAATTGGTATCATATTGCTGTAACTAGATCTGGAACTACTGGTAGAATGTTTATAAACGGTGCTCTTGTTGATACTGGCACTCACGATCAGGATTTGACACATGGAAGAAGTTTAGCAATCGGTACTCAACTCGCCAATTCGAATAACTATTTTGATGGGTTTATCAGCAATGTTAGAATAATAAACGGAACAGCAATTTATACATCAGCATTTACACCCCCAACTGAACCTTTAGAGGCAATCACGAACACATCGTTTCTTGGGATGCATCTCCCTTACCTTGCAGACGGTTCAACAAACGATACTACGTTAAGAATGCATGGAAATGGTGCACTTATTCCATGGTCACCGTTTCTTAAAGAACCATATGATGGTTCTAAACATGGAATGTCTTTACAATTTAATGGTACTAATCAACGAGTACAACATGACACAACTACAGTAAATCCAGGAACAGGAGATTGTACTTGGGAATGTTGGATATATCCATATAATGATACCACTTCGAGTATAATATTTGAAACACAAAATGGTATGTATGCGTGGATTAGTTACAATAGCATAACGTTATATGGTCCATCTGGTCTAAGGATTGATTATTCTCGCGTTGGTGAAGCAGACAGGACATGGCACCATTTCGCTGCAACTAAATCTGGCAGCACTTACACAATGTGGGTGAACGGTAAAAATGCAGGAACTGATACTGGTCCAGCAGATGTTACAGGAACTGGTATATCGTTTGGATGTAGATACGGAACTAATTCACTAGACAACGTTGGAGCAGTTGCAGATTTTCATATTACTAAAGAAGTCAAATATACTTCTGAATTCACCCCTCCTACATCAGCAGTTGCTCATAGTCCAGGAAAAACGTTAATGAGATGGGCAGATGATGTAAAAATTTATGATGCATCAGGAACTCATGAATTACATAAATTGAGTGGTGGTGGTGGACCACAACAAAGCACATCAGTAAGAAAATGGTCTACTCATTCTTCTACACAATTTACTGGAAACGATGCTATGTTCCTTGGTTCAGAACGTATTTCAGAACAAGAACCAAGTATGATTTTGGACTGTGTTCCTATTGGTACTGAAGATTTTACTATCGAAGGTTGGTTTTATTGGTCGTCTCACGCGAACAATCGTTACTTGTATTCTCAAAGTTATGCTATACAATTATACACAAATTCCAACGGTTATATGAATTTGCTTGTAAATGATAGCAATGACAGTTCGTCATACATCATCAGTTTAACAGATAATCTGGCGATCGGAATCAACACTTGGCATCATGTAGCACTGGTCAGAAACGGTTCTTCCTTTGTTGTTTATGTTAACGGACAATCGTATCTTGCAGGAACATCAAGTGGTGCTCTTCCAGAAGTTAGAACTGCTGGATTTGGCACTTTTGCTTATGGTGCGTCACAGACAGGTGGTGCTGCTAATTTTGTTGGGTATATGCAAGACCTTAGAATCTCAAAGGGATTAGCGAGATACACCACAAACTTTACTCCACCGACAGAAGAGTTTTTGCAATAACTATAGATAATGCTTTACTTCTATGATGCACTGTGATATAATAACTTTATGATTGATTTGAAAAGTATACATGAGATGTGGCAACAAGATTGCCAAATAAACAACATGAAATTAGATGTGGCATCTTCACAGACTCCTACGCTGCATGCTAAATATCTTGAACTTTTGACGACTGCTAAACTTCAATTGAAGCGAACAGAGCAAGCGCAGAAGATATTACTCAAACAAAAATGGTTATATTATAATGGTAAAATGTCAGAAGAAGATATTTTAGAAACAGGTTGGGAACTCGACCCATTTAATGGATTGAAAATATTAAAAGGTGAGATGGACTATTATTATGACTCAGACCCAGAGATACAAAAGTCTGAAGACAAAATACAGTACATGAAAACGATTGTAGAAACACTTATAGATATTGTTGATTCATTAAAGTGGCGTCATCAGACAATTGGTAATATAATCAAGTGGAAACAATTCGAGTCGGGAAACTAAATCATAGTGAAATCATCGTTCAGTGTGACGGTGGAACATCCCAAGAACTTAACGAGTTCTTCTCTTTCTTCGTACCAGGATATAAGTTTATGCCTGCATTCAAATCAAGAATGTGGGACGGAAAAATACGTTTGTTCAATAGGCAAACAGGTACTCTCCCTGCAGGTTTATTTTATCATCTAGAATCGTTTTGTGTTCAACGCGGTTATGTTTGCGATGTAGTAGATTCAGATTATGGAACGCCTGATGATAAAAACGAAATACGACCTGACACATTAAAACAATATGTTGATGATTTAAAATTACCATTTCCGATGCGAGATTATCAGTTTCAGTGCGTTGGTGAAGCAATCACTAGAAAACGTGCGATCCTTTTATCTCCTACAGGTTCAGGTAAATCTTTGATGATTTATGGACTAGCGAGAATATGGAATCAACATCTAGCGAGTAATGCAGGACGTGTTCTTGTTATCGTCCCCACTACTTCTCTCGTTGAACAGATGTATAATGACTTCAAAGGGTATGGAATGCCCGAGAATGAAATGCATAGGATATACTCAGGGAAAGATAAAGATGTAGATTGCAACTATGTCATATCAACTTGGCAGTCAATTTATAAATTACCTAAAGTTTGGTTTGAACAGTTCGGTTGTGTATTCGGTGATGAAGTTCACGGATTCAAATCTAAATCTCTTAGCGGTATCATGAATAAATGTACACAGGCAGAATATCGTTTCGGAACAACAGGAACATTAGATGGAGCGCAAACACATGAATTGGTTTTACAAGGACTCTTCGGGAAAATCTACAGAGTCACGACAACAAAAAAATTACAAGATAACGACACGCTCGCAAAATTATCTATCAGGCGACTCGTTCTTAATTATCCGCAAACGCTCAGGAAAACCTTCGGGAAACAAACGTATCAAGACGAACTCGACTTTATCGTTGGTCACGAAAAGCGGAATAGATTTATCACGAATCTTGCGCTGGATCTAAAAGGTAACACTCTCGTCCTATATAATTATGTGGAAAAGCATGGGAAACCATTGTTTCAATCAATAAAGGAAAGGGCAGATGAAAATCGTAAAATATTTTTTGTCTCTGGTGGAACAGATACCTCCGACCGCGAAGCAATACGAGGAATTGTGGAAAAGTTGTCAGGAGCAATCATTGTTGCTTCATTAGGAACTTTCTCTACAGGGATTAATATTAAGAACCTACATAATATTATATTTGCCTCGCCGAGTAAAAGTCAAATTAGAGTTTTACAGTCTATAGGCAGGGGTCTTAGAAAATCAGACGATGGAAGAGTCACCACATTATATGATATCACAGACGATATCAGTTGGCAAAAACGACAAAATTTTGCTCTGCTACATAGTTTCGAAAGATTGAAAATGTATAAAGCAGAACAGTTTACTTGTAACACCACGAAAGTTGAGATATGAATCTGAAACAGTTAAAACTAACTAACAATGAAGAAATCATTTGTGAAGTTTTAGAACAAAACGATGATCATGGAGACTTGATTGTTCGAAAAATTTTGCGCGTTGTAACACAGGATGACTTTGATCAAAATATTAGATACTATTCTTTCAGACCATGGGTATCTTTTCAAGATGATATAGAAGAACTTTCTGTTCTTAACACTGGGCATATTATTACGGAAACTGCACCATCGAATATTCTTATCAGTCATTGGAATGGTGCGTGGAAAGAAATAGCGGAAACTAATATCGCGAAACGTGAACTAAATTTAGATCAAATCCTTGCTGAAAATCCAGACTTCGATGAGGATGATATACAAGAATTGATCCTAGAAAAAATCGCGGAAGCAGAGATAGAAAAAGAAGAAATCCGTCTCGGTCAATTTTCTGCAGATTCTAGCGCAACAAACATTATACATTTCAAACCAACAGACACGAAGCATTAGGGTATTCCCCCTTTCCCGACGATTACTCTATTATATCATAAAAATCGGGATCGGACAAGGAATATCTTTTTGTTTAACAAGATAACATAATCCTTTATATTTTTTAAATAATGTGATATAATATGTGTGAAGTGAAAGGAGGTGCCCGAATGGCACGTACGAAAAGAGCAAGTATCCATTATGTAAATAATGCAGACTTCTCACAAGCAGTGGTTGACTATGTAATGTCAGTCAACGAAGCAAAGGCAGCAGGAAAAAAACATCCAATCGTAACCGATTATATTGCTCAGTGTTTCCTACGAATCGCTGAAGGTTTGTCTCACAAATCTAATTTTATTCGCTACACATATCGCGAAGAGATGGTTATGGATGCAGTTGAAAACTGTTTGCAAGCAATAGAAAATTATAATATCGAAGCAGCGACAAGAACTGGTAAACCGAATGCATTTGCATACTTCACGCAAATCACTTGGTATGCTTTTTTGAGACGTATCGCTAAAGAAAAGAAACAGCAGGATATCAAACTAAAATATCTCACAAAATCTGGCATAGAGAACTTCATTGATAATGAAATGGGTGACGATATGTCACAGCAAGTTGCAGGTGCATTTGTTGATGGTCTACGAGATAGAATCGAAAAAGTTCGTACTATCGATGAAGAAGTGAAAGATTTTACTAAGATAGAAAAGAAACGGCAGAAACGAACACGTTCTGTTGATTCGGATTTACAGGAGTTCCTAAAGTGAAGATTGCCGTATTGAACGACACACACTGCGGTATTCGTAATTCTAATGAAATCTTTTTAAAGAACGCTGCTGACTTTTATGGAAAATTATTCTTTCCTTATTGCGAAGAACATGGCATCACCCAGATAGTGCATCTGGGTGACTACTACGATCATAGAAAGTTTGTAAATTTCAAAGCACTCAATCATAATCGTAAAAACTTTTTAGACCCAATGCGTAAACTTGGAATGAGTATGGATATCATTCCTGGCAACCACGATACGTTTTATAAAAATACAAACGACCTGAATAGTTTGAAAGAACTGCTTGGTTATTATATGAACGAAGTTAACATCATCATGGATCCAAGAGTTATGGAATATGGTTCGCTGAAGATTGCAATGTTACCTTGGATCAATCCAGAGAATTATGAATCTTCTATGAAGTTTGTTTCAGAATGTAAAGCAGACTGGTTGGGTGGCCATCTAGAACTTGAAGGGTTTGAACTTCTCCGTGGCGTTAAAAGTACACACGGTTTAGATCATAAAGTTTTCGAGCGTTTTGAACTTGTAATGTCAGGACACTACCATGCATCAAGTCGCCAAGACAACATATGGTATCTCGGAACTCAACTCGAATTCTTTTGGAATGATGCGCATGATCCTAAAGGATTTCACGTCATCGATACTGAAACGCGAGAAGTAGAACGAATCGTGAACCCACACACTTTATTTGAGAAAGTCCTTTACGACGACGAAAAAATAGAGTATAATGATTATGATGTATCGAAATTTGATAACAAGTTTGTAAAGATTATTGTTGTTAATAAAAATGATCAGTTCCTTTTTGATCGGTTCGTTGACCGTGTTCAAAACAGGGACATACATGAATTAAAAATCGCTGAGAACTTTAATGAATTTCTTGGTGAGAACGTGGGCGTGGAAGACGATATCAATTTTGATGACACGTCTGAGATCGTTGATACATATATAGAAGCAGTGGATACTGACCTAGATAAAGATCGCATCAAAAATCAGATGCGGGAATTGATGACTGAAGCACATGCACTGGAAATTGTATGATATTATTTAAGACTGTTCGTTATAAGAATTTTTTATCGACAGGTAATACTTTCACAGAAATAGATCTAAGAAGATATCAATCAACCCTTGTGGTTGGTCAAAATGGCGCAGGTAAGTCTACTATGCTTGATGCCATTTCGTTTGGTCTATTTGGTAAAGCGCACCGAAACATAAACAAAAAACAACTCATAAACTCAGTGAATAAGAAACAATGTGTTGTCGAAGTCGAGTTTATGATTGGGGCAAACAACTTCAAAGTTATTCGTGGAATCAGACCAGGAGTTTTCGAGATATGGAAAAACGACACCCTGATCAACCAAGCGAGTCACAATAGAGAATACCAACAAGTCCTTGAAAACAATATAATGAAACTCAACCACAAAACGTTTCATCAAGTTGTTGTCCTTGGATCATCATCGTTCATTCCTTTTATGCAACTTCAAGGAAGTCACCGAAGAGAAGTCATCGAAGATTTACTCGACATAAACGTATTCAGTGCAATGAATACACTACTGAAAGAAAAAACTAATGTTCTTAAAGAAACCCTCAAAGATTTAAATTACAATATTGACATTCAAAACAATAAAATCGACGCTCAGGACAAATACATACGAGATGTTGCTGCTCTGACTGAGGAAAGTAAGAAGGAATATGAATCTAGGATACATGCATCGCAGAATAGTATCGATGAACTACAGAATGCGAATAACGTCCTTAGCATGGGTCTCGAAGAATCTATCGGAGAAACCGAAGAAAGGCATTCATCTTTATCGGATAAACGCCAAGGACTTATGCTCAGAGGTCAAGATCGGCAGACAAATCTCGCCAACATCAGGCAGCGGATCACCTTTTTCGAAGAGAATGAGGTTTGTTCCGTATGCGACCAAACCATCTCAGACTCGCATAAACATGTCATTCTCGAAGATGCGAAACAAGAAGCGGAAGGAATCCAATCATCGCTGCGTCAGATCGGGTCGGAAGGGACATCCGTGGAGAAAGAGATTAATGAGAATGGATTGTTACTTCAATCGTTACGATCTAAAGTATCTCAACTCGGTGAGAACAACCGCGAGATCTCTACGCTCCAGGATCAAATCCGTCAATATCAGAAATCATTAGATAAAGATGTTGGTGCTGACCTGACTAATGCAAAATCAGATCGTGATGCCATGAAGGTTGAAAAAGATGGCATGCTAGAGAAAAAAATTAATGCGTCGGAACAGTTTAATTATAATTCTGTTATCGGTGAGATGCTAAAAGATACTGGCATCAAGACAAAGATTATCAAGCAATATCTTCCAGCGATAAATAAACTTGTTAATCAGTATCTACAGGTTCTTGACTTCTTTGTCCATTTCAATTTGGATGAGTCGTTTCAAGAAACTATTCGCTCTCGACACAGAGACGAGTTTACATATGACTCTTTCAGTGAAGGTGAAAAACAACGAATTGATTTGGCGTTGCTATTTACATGGCGCCAAATCGCTAAAATGAAAAATAGTGTAGCAACAAATCTTTTGATCCTTGATGAGACATTCGACTCCTCTCTTGATCATGAAGGTGTTGAAAATCTGATGAAGATATTAAATACGCTTGACGATGACACTAACATCTTTGTCATCTCCCATAAAGGTGAGATCCTTGACGGTAGATTTAAAACAAAGATTGAATTTAAGAAAGAAAAGAATTTCAGCAAAATGGTTGCTTAATCCTTTACTTTCTACACATAATGTAGTATAATATGATCATAATAATTTCACGGAGTAGATTATGGAATTGAGTCAAAACACACTTGATGTTCTGAAAAACTTTTCAGGCATCAATCAAAACCTTCTAATCAAAGAAGGTAATACAATTAAAACTATTTCTGAAGCGAAGAATGTAGTTGCAACTGCACACGTCGCTGAAGAGTTTCCGCAAACTTTGGGCATTTATGACCTGAACGAATTTATCGGTGTACTCGGTTTGGTTGATAATCCAAATCTAAAATTCACTGATTCATCAGTTCTTGTTGGTGATGCCAGCGGACGTTCGCAAGTTCGTTATTTCTTCTCTCCTGAGGAGACATTGACTTCGCCAACGAAAGATATTAACATGCCTTCTTCCGAAGTCAAGTTCACTCTAGATAATGAGACAATGGGTAAAATCAAACGTGCTGCCTCTACTCTAGGACATAACGAACTTTCTGTCACACAAAGTGACGGTGTGTTACGACTCTCTGTTCTTGACACTACGAATTCAACATCGAATTCATATGTCATCGATATGGAGGGTGAGTTTGCTGAGGGTGCAGTGTTCAACTTTATTCTTAGCATCTCAAACCTTAAAATGATTTCTGGCGATTATGAAGTCAGTATCTCTTCAAAACTCATTTCTGAATTCAAGAACAAAGATATGAATGTCAGTTACTGGGTTGCACTTGAAAAATCCTCAACATTTGGAGCATAATAGACATGTCTGATAATACGCAAGAACTCATGAAACTTGCTAACCAAGTCTCTCGCTCAACCATTGCAGTGGTTGACGCTGTCACACAACGTGGCGGATTTAAAGGAGAAGAACTTTCTACTATCGGTCAACTGCGTGATCAAGCAGTTCAGATCGTATCTTTGGTAGAGCAAATGCAGCAAGAAGCAGCAATGGAAGACGGTGATTAATCTTTACTTTCTCCTGTTTTTGAGTTATAATTATATTATGTTTGGAGTTTGTAAATGAGTAATGAATTTTTGTGGGTTGAAAAGTATCGCCCACGCACTGTTGAAGATTGTATTCTTCCACCTAGTCTAAAAAAGACTTTTAAAAAAATTGTGGAATCCGGAGAGTTACCTAATATGCTCTTTTCGGGAACCGCAGGTCTTGGTAAAACAACTGTTGCCAAGGCAATATGTAACGAACTTGATCTTGATCATATTGTCATCAACGGATCGGAAGAGGGCAATATTGACACTCTCCGTGGTAAAATCAAGCAGTTCGCGAGTACTGTCTCATTGCAGGGTGGCGTTAAAGTCGTCATCCTCGATGAGGCAGACTACTTAAATCCTCAGTCAACTCAACCTGCTTTGCGCGGTTTCATCGAAGAGTTTTCTAACAACTGTCGGTTTATCCTCACATGTAATTTTAAGAATCGTATCATTGAACCTCTACACTCTCGGTGTGGCGTATATGATTTCAATGGCGGTGATAAGGCAACACTGTGCGGTGAGTTTATGACTCGATGTCAGCAAATCCTTCTTGACGAGCAGATCACAGTTGACAGTCAACAGGTTCTTGCTGATCTGATTATGAAACACTTTCCTGACTGGAGGCGTGTACTTAACGAACTCCAGCGGTATGGTATTGCTAATCAGTCTATTGATGACCAGATCCTAGTAAATGTTTCAGACCAAAACTACGATGAATTATTCGTGTCTTTGAAAAATAAAGATTTCAAGAACATGCGGAAGTGGGTCGTTAACAATATAGATACAGATGCGTCTGCAATCTTTCGGTCGATTTATGATCGTATGCAGGAAAAAATTGCACCACAATCTATACCGCAACTCGTTTTAATCCTCGCTGACTACCAGTACAAGAATGCCTTTGTTGCTGATCACGAATTAAATGTTGTTGCTTGCTTAACGGAGGTCATGGCAAATGTCGAATTTTCTTAAACTTTATACCCAAAACGATTGTCCCTTTTGTGTTACTATGAAGAACAAACTTGACGAGTGGGGGTTTGATTATATTACTGTGAATGTGAGTTATAATCAGGAAGCGAAAACGTTTTTGAAAAATCAAGGACACCGCACTGTTCCTCAACTATATGACGGCAATGTAAACCTGAACAAAGATATCAACACCAGTGACCTGACAAAACGTCATCTTGAAATGATGATGCTCGAACAAGATGGTGGCGTGGAGATGTTTGGTTGAGACGTGCTTGGAATATTTGGTGTAAAACAATTGGGAGTAAGATAACAGATGATAATTGTGAAAATGACATTGCAGCAGTCATTCGTACTATATGGGTTGTTACTCATATGGTCGCTTGCTTTTTTATTATCATTCATAACGGCATAAAGATTGGTTGGTTCTAATGAATCCATTTGAGTATGTTAATGCGATTAATTTTAAGAAACAAGATATCATGGTTGATGATCTTGCAGAAAAAGGTTATGCCGCATATATGATCAACAGATCTTTATCTTATTTCCCTGATACAGTTATGATGGCGAATGAGATGAATATCAACCACCATCTTGATAATCGTTTACAATTTGACTTTCTTATAAATATAGTACGAAAGAAAAAACGGTTCTCTAAATGGGCAAAACCTGAGAGCATAAGTGACGTGGAAGTTGTCAAGGAATATTATGGTTATAGTAATGAAAAAGCAAAAAATGCCTTGTCCCTTCTCACATCAGATCAGATTGATGAATTAAAGAAGAAGGTTTTTAAAGGTGGAACAAAATAAAATTATTGAGTGGAACCCAAGTGCAATGCTTGAGATTACACTAAACGAACCAGATGATTTTCTAAAAGTTCGTGAGACACTAACACGTATCGGTGTTGCGTCCCGAAAAGACAAGAAGTTATACCAGTCCTGTCATATTCTACATAAGCAGGGAAGATATTTCATTGTACATTTTAAAGAGTTATTTCTCTTAGATGGAAAGAAGTCTAATCTTGAAGAGAATGATATCGCACGTCGTAATACTATCGCCACTCTTATGAGTGATTGGGGATTGATTAGCATAGAAGGTTCGACTACAGAACCGCTTGCACCAATGCGACAAATCAAAATTATTCCTTACAAAGAAAAGCAGGAATGGGAGTTATGTCCCAAGTATAACATTGGTAATAAATGATATCCCATTTATCGAACTTGATATCGATATAGATTATGACAAACTATTAAGTGAATGGAAAGCAGTAGAAGATAAATATTCTTTTGCCAAATATAAAACCAAATATTGGCAGGTCAGAAGAAAATATGCTAAAGCATGGTCAGGAATCTCATTAGTAGGATCAGATGGTGACTTATACTCTGATATGTACGAAGGTGATTCTTCTGCGGCATCTAAGACTGAACTGAGAGATGTTTGTCCATATTATTATGAACTGATATCAAAACTTGGAGGAGATGGTTTTAGAGCAAGGATTATGAGGATTTCACCAAAGGAATCCTTGGTATGGCATAGTCATGTACAAGAACACAGGCAACCCGAATGGCAACTAACTTGCCAGATTCCGATTGTCATGCCAAATGATTTTGAATATTGTGTTTTACATAAAGATGAATTTAGATGGTGGAAAAGGTTTCATAGACCAGATTGGTTAAAGAGAGTCTGGCGAAAAAAACTTGATGTTGGTAAGGCATACATTTTTAATTCTTACCACTATCATAACGTGTACAACTACAGTAATGAATACAGGGTTACTTTGATGTTGTACTTAGATTTAAGAGATCCAAAAGTTCGCGATTTGATTGAAAGAAGTTTATAATGGACTATTTACATGGCAATGTAAGAAAAGGAATTCAGTTGTCTAGGCAACTGGGATTCCCCACAATAAATATTGACAACGATAGGTGGGGAAAAGATGAATATGGTGTTTATATTATAAATCATATTCAGTATGGTAATGGGATTGCATTCGTTATGCCATCCCTGATTGAGATACATTTTTTCGAAAATGTGTTATTTGATGATGATACGATTGATGTCAAAGTTGTCCGCAAAGTTAATGCACCATCAACTGGCATCTTGCATCATTTTTATAAAGGTCTATACAATGTATAGGATAACAGGGATATTTAAAAACAAGAAGGTCGTACAAGTGTTCTACAACATTTACGATGCTATTGAGTTTAAAGATATCGTTGATGCAAATTATCCTATAAAAGTGAAATTTGAAAAAGGAGTATATCCGATGAGAACATTTATTGTTGATATGTGGAATTCAGTAATGAACCACGAAGCAAACCCACTGAGTAAAATCCCAGATATGCAAACACGTCATGTTGTTATGCAATTACTAGCATGGATGTGGTGTATCATTTTTTCTACAAGTGTTGGTAGCATCACAGTTTTTGCTGCAAGCGCAGTTGCCCATGCTCTGCTCATTGCTGGCATTGTAATAACTGTTGCCACCTTTGAAACTGCTAGACGCAAACCGCAATACTTTGGTGGATTAGGTCGTGGTAATGGCGGTGAGCACGAATAATAGTTACTAACTATTGTCATTTAAGAATAAATGATTATATATAATGTGAGACGCCGAATGATCGGGTCTCATTATTAAACCTTGCATAGTCATGGAGGTACATATGACTGGATTAGTTTACCCACGCAGTGGGTTCATCGGTTTCGACCACATCTTCGATCAACTTGAGAATATTCACAAGCATGCGAAGGATACCTATCCCCCACACAACGTAGTAAAAGACGATGAGTTTAAATTCTGTCTAGAACTAGCAGTGGCAGGATTCAAACAAGATCATATCGATATTGAAGTCAAAGACCACGTGTTAACGATCAAAGGTGATCGCCCACAACGTCGCGAACAAGATAGATATGTTCACAAAGGTATCAGTGCAAGAAACTGGAAAAAGTCATTTAGACTGTCCGAATACACGGAAGTCATCGGTGCTGATCTACAGGACGGAATATTGACTGTCGACTTAGAAGTCGTCCTTCCTAAAGAAAAGCGACCTCGTAAAATCACAATTGGTCAGAACGAGGAAAACGAAAATGACAACAATAGCACTAAAGGGTTACACAACCCTCGCAACAATACTGGGTGAACTCGCCCGAGTATTCGATCAACTAGGAAAAGCAGTTATCATGTCACGAGGAACTGAAGCAAACTTCAAGATTGCTCAGCAACTAAAACATGAATATCCGAATAACAGTGTAGCAGAAATTGCTCATATGTTAAACGCAAATTTGCGAAAGGATGTTTACGGTGATTAAATTGTTTAAAATTCTTATGAAAAGAATGTCACAAGATCCAGTAGAACGTTATCTTGCTGAATCAGAAGACCTAGCAGACCTTGAAAATCGTATGAAATCATTACGTCATAAAGGAATCTGGGTATGATGAAAACATTCTTTGCTACTCTTTTAGGATTAGTTTTAATTTCTAATATTGCTTATGGCAAAACAATAGAAGTTGAAATGTTGAACAAAGATAGTTCAGGTCGTAAAATGGTATTCAGTCAAGAGGTAGTTCGTGCCGATACTGGTGATACAGTAACATGGGTGCCAACATCAAAGGGTCACAACGTAGAAATCGTTGCTGCACCTGATGGTTTTGCTATCCCAAAGAAAAGTAAAAATGGCAAAGAAGTCAGTATTGATTTCACAGTGCCAGGAATTTACTATTACTGGTGTACACCGCATAAAGGCATGGGCATGATTGGTCTTGTTGTAGTTGGTAACGATACATCTAATAAAGATGATATCGCAAAGGCAAAGGCACTAGGCAAATCAAAGAAGAAACTCAAAGAACTTTTGGGTGACCTCTAATGTGGGCATATACCTACGAAGAAGCAAAATGGTTGATGAACAACTAACCTAAATAAGCAGGAGCATCGCAAAGATGCTCCTTCTAATTACGGGAGGTGGTATGCAAGGAGAAGAACGAAAGTGTACAAAATGTGGTCATAGATGCCACTGTTATCAACCTGATTGTGAAGAATGTCATAATGACGTTTGTGTTAAATGTGTATGTAAAGAAAAAAAAGATATCCCTACCAGTATGCTGAATGGGTTATAGGAGAATTAAATGAATATTGAAAAGTTGCGCGTAGACTTAGAAAATGACGAAGGAGTTAAATATGAAATTTATCTTGATCATCTTGACTTGCCTACTTTTGGCATCGGTCATCTGGTTAGGGATGAAGATCCAGAACAAGGATTACCAGTTGGCACGGCAGTCAGCGCAGATCGAGTCGCTGAAGTATTCGAATCAGATATTGAAATCACGATTGGAGACTGCGAAAGACTCTATCCGGACTTTTACGAACTACCAGACGAAGTCCAACTTATCGTCGCAAACATGTGTTTCAATCTCGGGTTTCCACGTTTGTCTGCCTTCAAAGGTATGAAACGTGGCATCGACGCTCAGGATTGGGATGCTGCAGCAGATGAGATGGTAGATTCTAAATGGTATTACCAAGTGCCTAATCGTGCAGAGCGATTAGTTCAACGAATGCGAGCAGTTACATTATCTGAAATTGCATACTAATATCTCCTTTACTTCTCACTGAGAATGTGATATAATAGTTTTTTGTTATGGAGGTGATATGAGTGCATTTTACACATCGGTTGTTCGTTATGGCAACAATTTTCTCTATCGTGGTTACGATGGGAATGGAAAACGAGTAACGAAGAAAGAAACATTTAAACCGACGCTATTTACTCCTACACAAAAAGATGAGGGGTGGCGCGGTTTAGACGGAACTCGGATTGCACCTATTGAATTCGAGACGATGCGTGAAGCAAAAGAATGGTCAGAGCAATATAAAGATGTTGCTGACTTTCGCATATATGGTTCGTCTAATATGACGCATCAATACATCACCAAGAAATTTAAATATGATATCGAGTTTGATCGTGACCTGATTAACGTCATGACAATTGATATTGAGACAGAGTATGAGGGTGGGTTTCCCGATCCCTCTGTCGCTGATCAACAAGTTCTCGCCATCACCGTAAAGTCAAACAAGAGTGATCTGTTTTGGGTTTGGGGATATGGCGATTATGACACTGAGAAAGCACTTATCAAACCAGTTCGCTATATCAAATGTGAAGACGAGTGGGATCTTCTTTTAAAGTTTCTTGATTTTTTCCAAGATCCTAGTAAGTGCCCAGATGTTATTACAGGTTGGAACGTTCGCTTCTTTGATATTCCATACCTTGTGAATCGCGTCTCAAAAGTTCTAGGCATTGAGCAAGCGAAAAAGTTCTCTCCTTGGGGAATGGTTGACTATCATAAGATCAAACGTATGAACCGCGAAGAAGAGGTGTATGAACTTCGCGGAATACAAACTCTTGATTATCTTGAATTGTTTCAAAAGTTTGGTTATGCCTATGGCAAACAAGAGTCATATAAACTTGATCACATCGCCTATGTCGTCCTTGGTGAAAAGAAACTATCATACGAAGAATCTGGTTCACTTCGTAATTTGTATAAAGATGACTTCCAAAAATATATTGACTACAACATGAAAGATGTTGAGTTGGTTGATCGCATTGAAGCAAAGATGGGGTTGATCACTCTCGCTATGACTGTTGCCTATCGTGGTGGTGTGAACTATCAAGACACCTTTGGTGTTACATCGATATGGGAAAGCATCATCTATCGTAAACTGAATCGCGATAAAGTTGTTCCGCCATTCCATAATAGTGTGAGTCAGAAGAGCGCAAAGTTTGCTGGTGGGTTTGTTAAAGAACCACAGGTCGGTAGACACGACTGGGTCGTTTCTTTTGACTTGAACTCTTTGTATCCTAATATTATTGTTCAATGGAATATGTCTCCTGAAACTATCGGTAAGATGCCATATGATAGAGTGACTGGTGGTGTTGACTTCTACTTAAACTTCCACGGAAGTGAGTCTGATCCTATGCATCCCGCCCAGCGTGAACGTGATGTAACAGTTGCCGCTAATGGTACAACATACCGTAAAGATGTTGACGGTGTCGTGCCAGCAACTATTATAGACTTCTATGATGATCGTCGGTCAGCAAAGAATCAGATGCTCGCTGCTGAACAGGCATATGAAAAGAATAAATCTTACGAGTTAGAAAAACAAATCAACACTTTACATAACCAGCAGATGGCGATTAAAATTCTTATGAACTCTCTCTATGGTGCACTCGGTAATCAATTTTTCAAATATTTTGATCTTGATGTTGCTGAGGGTGTAACGTTGACAGGTCAAATGGTTATTCAGTGGGCAGAGCGGTCGATCAATAATGCTATGAATGGTTTGATGAAAACTGAAAAAGATTATGTGATTGCGATTGATACCGACTCTTTGTATATTGACTTTGGTCCAATGATTGAGAAACTAAAACCGAATGATCCAGTAAAGTTCCTCGATAAAATTTGCAAAGATCATTTCGAACCTATCCTTGAAAATGCATACAAAGATCTCTATGGTAAACTAAACTGCCACAAACCACGTATGGAGATGGCACGTGAAGTTATCGCTGATCGTGGTATCTGGACAGCAAAGAAACGTTATATCCTAAACGTCCACAACAGTGAGGGTGTCCAGTATGATGAACCGAAACTCAAGATCATGGGCATTGAGGCAATCAAGTCATCAACACCAGAGGTGGTACGAGCAAAGTTTAAGGAAGCATTCAAGATTATCATAGGTGGGTCTGAGTCAGACACTCAAGAGTTTATCCAGCAGTTTAAAAGAGAATTCAAATCACTTCCTCCAGAATCTGTCGCCTTTCCACGATCTGTGTCAAACATCACTGACTGGCATGATCGTAAACTTATTTACAAGAAGGGAACACCCATTCACGTTCGTGGATCTCTTTTGTATAATAAGTATCTAAAAGAATACAAACAAACTCAAAAATACGAACTGATCGAGAATGGCACTCGCATCAAGTTTTGTTATTTAAAAATGCCAAACACAATCAAAGAAAACATCGTTGCCTTTCCTGACGTTCTCCCTGAGGAGTTTGGATTGCATCGTTTCATTGATTATGATCTACAGTTCAATAAAACATTTGTTGAACCACTTAAACTTATTCTTGACGCCATTGACTGGACTGTCGAGGAGCAAACTTCTTTGGAGGATTTCTTTGCCTAAAAGTAATTTTGATATGGTCGAAGACTTTATGAATGCGTTCGGACAGGACGTTGAAAAAACAACAGGATGGACTAGTGTTGCTGAACTTCGCTACGAACTCATCCGTGAAGAACTAGAAGAAATGCGTGAGGCATTGGATAGCAAAGATATGGTTGGGATTGCCGATGCACTTTCTGATTTATTGTATGTAGTGTATGGCGCAGGTCATTCATTTGGTATCAATCTAGATGCTTGCTTCAATGAAGTTCATCGAAGTAACATGAGCAAACTTGGTGCTGATGGCAAACCGATTTATCGTGAAGATGGTAAGGTATTGAAAGGTCCAGATTATTCTGAACCAGACCTAAAGAAAATCCTTTCATAATGATCAAAAGTGTGATATAATGCATGTATAAACTGAATGAGGAATTATATTATGAATGTTACACTTCGCGAAATGCTTTTACAAGACGCACAGGAACTAGCGCAAGAAAACTATGACCTTTCGAGATCAGAGTTTGTACAACTTGCCGCTAAAAAGTTTTTGAGAACCAGCGATGCTAAATATTTCGGAATTGCAGTTCGCGCATATGATGAAATAAATAGTGATCTTCGGAATGTCGCTTAACGTATCTACATTCAAAAACATATTTGATAACAAACCCAAGATGATCGAGTTTACGGACTTTGATCATTTTGAGTCTGTTCTATACAAAATGTCTGAAAAGAAAATGCCGAGTAAGAAAGATGCGTTTCTTATTTCACCTGCAGTTTATGCTTCGGGTGATACACGTGCAAATAAAAACGTTCTACATTGGGGTGGTTGGGTTGCCTTAGATGTTGACGATTATATGTTTGAAGGAGAACTCAAAGATGCAATTCGCACTGCAACTGGTAACTGGCGTTGCATTTGTTATAGCACTGCCAGCAGCACTGAGTCTGTACCAAAGTTTAGACTTGTCTTCCCGATATCGCGCGAAGTACAAAATGATGAGATCTCTGCTTTTAACAGCGCAATACAAAAGGCACTCGGAAATATCGGAGACGAACAGACTAAGGACTTGTCTCGAATGTATTACATTCCTGCAAGTTATGATGGTGCTTACAACTTTATCTTCTCTCTTGATGGCGATATTATTGATCCTACAGCATTGATGAGTAAATATCCCTATGCGGAAAAAACAAACCTAAACAACTTCTTTGATCGGTTGCCCGAAGAAATGCAATCTCAAATAATTGAACATCGTAAATCAAAGATGGAGAACACTAGTTATCACTGGACGTCGTATCGCGACTGCCCTTTCTTTCCTCGTAAACTTGAGGCAGAGTATCGTACCATATCAAACACTGGTTGGTATGCTAAGATGTTTTCAATTATGGTATCACTCGCTGGTAATGCGATCAAGAAAGAATATCCCATAACCGCTGGAGAGATCGCAGTTATGTGTAAAGAATTTGATGCCGAGACAGGTAATTGGTATGCCAACCGACCTATGGATAAAGAAGCGGATCGAGCGATAGAATTCGTTTACAAAAATATGTGATTTTTTTTCATTTTGATTGTTTTTTTCCTTTACTTCTTCTCAAATGTATGATATAATCTATGTATAAAATGAGAGATGAACTGAGGAGTTTCAAATGACTATCCATACTACACCAATCAAAGATACTGGTATTGACTTTCTTTCCGCTGTAAACGGTGGACTTGAACTTTCTAATAGCGGACGTTCTACAGTTTTTTGGTCAAAGTCAGTTTCTGATATTGTTGAGTTTGTTCGTGAAGTTGGATTAGCAGATCACGTTTATGCTTCATCTACTATGGACTTCGCTTCTGAAGAAGGTTTCGCTGATGATGACGGTGCAAACGAAATGTGGACCCAAGTTGTGGAGGCACTATAATTATGGATTATGATACAACTGAAGAAATCAAATTTTTAGGTATGACTATGACTGAGTTTCAAACTACTCCGATTCATAGGTATGATGATGAAGAAGATTGTAATTGTTATGGTTGCGCAACAATGAGGCATCGTTGTTTAAATGACTAAACTTCCCACATCGGCATTTATGCGTCAACTTGGAAAGTATGTTTATTGCTTCACTAAGACTGATAACTACAAAGATGCATACTATGGCGGAAAAAGCGGATTTACAGCAACTGGAACTCGTTGCTTAGATCACATTAAAGACAAGGGATATGACTACGATGATATCATGATCATCGCTAGGAATCTCGAAACATTTGACAATCGACCAGAAGAGTTATTAGAATCCTGGTTGATTATGACTGAAGATTTTGATGACAATAAAAAAAGTGGTTCACACAAGGAGTGTTTTATTATGGGTAAGTTAAGTTTTCTTTTTTCACAGCACGAAGCATTGCAACGTAATATGTTGACAGAGGGTCCACGCTATGTCCTCGATAATGAAGATGCGCTTTCAAATCGTAATTCTGTCACTGGCACCAAATCTAGTTACAAAATTGGTTCTTCTGCAATCAAGTCTTGTTACATCAATATTGAATTGAATTCAACTAAAGAGTTTCCAGTTGTTCATTTTAGTAATAATAAAGATGTGAAAGAGTTTCAAAAGATAGCACAACCTGCATTTGCTGAAGAATATCCTGACCTTGAGGTTCGTAAGAACACATATGGGTTTGAAGTAGACACTGAATCATTTGAACAAGCACTTGAGATGTGGGATGAGTTTCACAGATCGTAGAAAAATTCCTTTGCATAAATACCAGATTATGATATAATACTAATACAGGAGAATTGTATGAGTAATTTCGAAGTAACAACAGTCGATGGCGTGAGAACTATAACCGCCAAAAAGAAATTTGATTGTGAGCATCTACTCAATGAGTTTATGACTGACGATCATTATGACATCGTGATTGATGGCGATACAGATTTTTATGCTCCACCTATTGCAACAATTGATGGTGCATTCAATAATGAATCTAATCTAGGATTTCGTTTTCGTAAAAACGTTTTCACCAAAGAAGAAATGGAAGGTGCGTATGAAGGTTTGTTAGATGCAGCGACATCAACAAACAACCGTGGCACTTCAACTGGTCAAATTGGTGTACAACGTCAAGGAAACCGCGATTGGGTTTATCCGTGGCAGTTTGATATTATGAAAATGATCCAGCATGGACGTCTTGATGATAAAACTCCACAGGATGTGATGGATGAATATGTTGCTAAGTGGGGTGATCTAGAGTTTCATTGGGATAAACGTGGTGCTCTTTGGCATCGTGGTAAAATCACCCAAGCAGGATATGACTATGATAATTTCTTTATGAATCAATTCGAATCAGGATTGACTTCAGAAAAGATCGCTGAACTTAAAACGTTCATCCCAGATACTATGTACACCGCAAGTATCTACTCAGGAATCGCAGGTTTCTATGATCGTTATCCTCGGATCCCATATGGTCGTGCAACTAACTTTACCGAATCAAATATGGATAAGTTTGCGAAAGCATACCCATATATGCGTAGACTGAATGCTTTGTTTGCTGAACTTGTTCCTCAACGATATGCTAAACAAAAGAAAGTCGCTGAGTCAATTGACAAACGATTCGTTGTTGCTGAGGATACTGCATTCTCAACTATTACAGTCAACAAGAACTATCGTACGACTGCGCATCGAGATGGAGCAAACTATACTCCTGGATTCTCTAACCTGTCAACAGTGACTAAAGGTGACATCGGTTGGGAAGGTGGACTGTTTGTTCTTCCGGAATATCGTGTTGCTATCAACTTGCGTCCTGGTGATGCTCTATTGGTTGATAACGCTGGAATCATTCATGGTAATACTGAAATGATCCCACCATCAGGTTTGGACATTGAAGATATGGAACGCATCTCTATGGTGTCATATATGCGTGACGGTATGCAGTCTCTTCGCTCAAAAGAATATGAAGATGCTCGTCGCGAATATGTTACCGATCGTTCACGCAACAAAGATCACCCACTATGGCGTGAACGTTGGAATGGTGTGTCCGAAGGTATGTGGGCAGAAGATGAATGGTTAGAATTTCTTAATTCTAAAAACTTAACAGACGAAGATGGTGTAGTCGGGACTGCAAAAACTGATTCTCCCAACTCATTAGAGGAATTCTTCTAATGTGCGCAGTCCTTGGGGTCTCGGGAAAGATCGACAGTCAAGTGATCCGTCGACTTTTTCTCGAGTCCCAGATTCGTGGTAGGCATGCCACAGGAGTATCGTACTACAAGGAAGGCAAAGTTCATACGATAAAAGAACCTTTGCCTGCCGAGAAGTTTTTAGAGAAACACGACCCAAAAGATTGGTACGAGGGAGATGAAATTGTTATGATTGGACACTGTAGATATTCTACATCTGATCTTGAATTCAATCAACCCATCGCTAATGATCAATCAAGCATTGTACATAACGGTGTGATCTCACAAGAGATGCCTGACCGTTGGAAACAACTGTACAATATTGATTGTGAAACTCGTAACGATACGGAACTTCTTTTCCATAGTAGTCCAGAAGATTGGCCAGATGCATCTATTGCTGCAGTTTTTCTTACAGGAAAAGAAATGACGTGGACTCGTAATGGAAAACGACCTTTATGGTTTACTTCTCTTGAAGAATGTGATATAATAACTTCTACAAATGACATTGCAGTTCGTGCTGGTTTATCGAACTCAGTCAAGACATATTATGACGGAAACGATCTACAAAATGATTATTGAGAAAATTGATCAACAAGAACTTGAGGATACTCTTGCTCGTAAATTAGAAGAGAATGATGGCGCCAAACTAAACAACATGAATGGTTTGTATCATTTGAAACAAACATGTTATGAGTGGGGCATGGAAAACAACTGGCAATCTCCCAGAGCGCAGCAGTGGGTAGCACGCAATGATGAAGGTACTATCATGGGCGGCACATTTATCACTGTCACCTCGCGCAAACCAGTTCATGTCACCTTTCGCCACATCTTTCTATTTGAAGAAGCAAGAGGTCATGGTGTCGCAGAGACGCTGTACAATTGGCGGTATCGCTGGGTCATTGAAAACACCCAGTGTAGACGTGTCAGATTGTTTGCGAATAAACCTGCGACACCATGGCATAATAAATGCGGAATGCGTTTCTTAGGGATGAATAAAGCAAAACAACCTTTTACATATCTGCCTTTATTCGATTGCCCATCTATGCGTGACTATGGAGCAAAACTAGATTCAATTGGTCCACGAGCAGCAATGGATATGGTAGAACCTGAAGTCACTAAGCAAGTCGAAAAGATTGTGAGTAAAGGTGGTCGTTGGTACACTCAAGAAGAATTCAAGAGTGAATGGGGATCTGAACTAGAAGAAAGGTTTGAACCCTTTGCTTGATCGTCGCGAATTGTTTGTTCGATGGTATGGTTGGTCTCTTGAATACAAAGATGTTGATCCTGCAGTTTGGTTGACCAATTACCTGCATAAACGATACGAACATAATGAAGAACAACGATACTGGTTGGCGTGGTTATATGGAAACACATATTACCTGCCAACAAGTTGGGTCTTGATGAATGAGTTTCCTGACTTTGAACTTGCGACTTATGATAGAATAAAAGACTGGAACGACCACAACTATACGCGACTTCGATATCAAACTGACACCAAATGGTCAAAAGGTCATTTGCCTGAGATGTTTAAATCCTATAAAGAGATGATCGGTAACAAGACCCAAAAGGAATTCTTTGATGGGTTTGATGGTTTCGATGATCTCTTTGATCATGTAAAAACTAAACAATTCAAATTCGGTAGATACTCAACTTGGTTTTATTTGCAACATCTAGAGGGAACCTGCGGCATGCGCCACATCAACCCGAAGACTTTGTTGTTAAATGATCGTAGTGGAAGTCGAAGTCATCGAAATGGATTGTGTATGGCATTGAAAAAAGATGACTGGTATGATAAAAAATTAGACAAAAGTCAGATAGATATATTAGAAGGAATGGGTGCTGATATCTTAACCGAGATGTCAGATCGTTTTCCGAAGCATAAGAATGAAGTGAATGCATTTACTATGGAAACTGCACTTTGTTCTTTTAAGAAGATCTTTCGTAAACATCACGGAAGATATCTCGGATACTATCTTGATCGCCAAGCAGAGGAGATCACTAAAGTGTCTAAAGATGGTTGGAACGGTATTGAGTGGAATGTACTTTGGCAAGCAAGGTCAGAATCACTCGATAAAAGATTAACATCTAAGGGTGGCATTATCAAAGACAAATTTGATACATTTGTCGATACTGGATCACTAGATAGGATAGAATGGATGTTCACAGATATCCAGAAAAGTCCTTCACCTTTAGACAATTTTATGATATAATGATACTATGAATAAATTACTCGCAATAATTGGTGCTCCAGGAACTGGTAAGACAACCCTCGTTCGTGAGTGGATGAAGTCACGAAAATGGTCAAAGGATAAACCAGTTGATCTTCTCGACACTCATGTATCGGACGATATTCGGTTGCTTGGTAAATATGAGCATGATTCTCTCTTCAGCGGTACAGATAAACTGTCTATGGCAGTACAACCGAAAGCAGTAGAATATCTAGACAACCCATCCCCTGTAACTATATTTGAAGGCGATCGACTGACTTCGATTAAATTCTTTGAAGCAGCGCAGTCAAAAGGATTTGAAATTAAAATCATTCAACTCACTGTTCCCGATGAAGTTAGAGAACAACGTTACAAAGAACGTGGTTCAGAACAAAACCCAACTTGGTTGAATGGCAGATTGACAAAAGTTAAAAATGTTTCAAATGCCTTTTCCGGAAACCCTCTGTTCGATGAACCGAGCATAGTAGAGGAGTGTGAGCATAAAACTCCTGAAGATACAAAATCAATCATAACAATCATTGAGGATTTTATAAAATGAAGATAGCGATTATTGGACATGGGTTTGTTGGCAAAGCAGTAGATTATGGATTCTCCCATCCGGAGATCCAAAAGATTATTATCGATCCAATTTATGGGTCTAAGATTGATAAACGAATTAAAAACTGCCAGTTTATATTTGTTAGTGTACCAACTCCTATGGGAGATGATGGTACGATTGATGACTCTATCCTTCGTGAAGTAATTAAAGACATCGAGAAGTATAGTCACAACTCGATTATCATTGTCAAAAGCACAGTCATCCCTGAAGTGATCGCTAACCTATCAGATCGTATCGTTTACAATCCAGAGTTTCTCACAGAGAAAAGCGCAAACGAACAGTTTGTAAATCCTGTGTTTCATATTCTAGGAGGGCATCCTGCTGACTGTACGATGGTCGCAGACTTCTACGATAAGTATTCGCTATGTAATCACACAGATTTTTATTGTATGACAATTGAAGAAGCATCCTTCACTAAGTATGCCATCAATTGTTTTCTAGCAACTAAGGTTCTTTTCTTTAATCAGTTGTATGATGCTGCATTAAAAGAAAACAATGTAAACTTCAGCGTTGTCGCAAAAACCGTTGGAGCAGACCCACGCATAACACCATCCCATACAAAGGTGCCAGGATTTGATGGTAAACAGGGTTTCGGTGGTGCGTGTTTCCCCAAAGATGTGTCAGCATTTCTTGCTGCATATCCAGAGATGGGAATCCTTGATTTCGTAAAGAAAACTAATAATGACTATCGGAATCAATATGAAAAGGATTCTCGTGAAATAGAACAAAACATAGATTTTGCTTAATGGAGGCATTAAATGTCAGCAACTCAAGAATGGATTAAAGAGCAGTTCACTAAAGATTCACCAAGAATCATTACTGAATATTCGTTACAAAAACAAGTCGACGATCTTTTAACTCGAGTAAAACAACTTGAAACTGATATGGCGTATAGTGTGAAACCAGAGGAAAGAACTTGAGTATTATAATCACGGGATCCGATGGGTTTATCGGATCCCATTTAACTAAGCATTTCGAAGCAAAAGACATTGAAGTTATACCGTGGGACATCAAGAATGGTGGCACCCAAGATATTCATAACCTGTTCATTCCCCCAGATGTCACCTTTGTTATTCACCTTGCAGCAATCGCTGACGTTCGAAGAAGTATTCGTGAACCAGATATCTATTGGGAACAAAATGTTCTAGGAACTAAACATGTTCAAGAGAAATGTGCACAAAAAGATATTCCTTTGTTATATGCTTCATCCTCTTGCGTCCATGCGTGGGGCAAAAGTCCATACGGTATGTCAAAGAAAGTAAATGAATTGACTGCGCAACCTGAACAAATTGGAATGAGGTTTACTACAGTCTATGGTGATGGTGCGCGAGACTCTATGTTCATAGGTAAGTTACAAAGGGGTGAGATAGAATATGTGACAACACACATTCGTGACTTCATCCATGTTTCCGATGTGATTCAAGCGATTGAATTGTTGATGGATAACTATGCAACGCTTGAAGAATATTCTTATAACATAGGAACAGGAGTTGGTAATGAAGTTCGTAAACTCGGTGAACTAAATAATTTTTATGGACCAGTCAAATCAGGTCATGAATGCGAAGCACTTGATAACACTGCAGACAATTCAGCAATAAGAAAACTAGGATGGAAACAAACAGTTTTTGTTGACGAATATATCAATAAAGGGTTTACTTTATAGATGAAATGTGATATAATACTGTCACAAATTGATTAGGAGACATTATGAGCATAATGGATAAACTGAAGAAAAACAGTAAGGTTTCGCACACCTCTGTTTTATCTGAATCAAAATTCTTTAACGAGAAAGATATGGTTCCAACAAACGTGCCTATGATGAATGTTGCATTGTCAGGTTCGCTTGACGGAGGACTTGCTCCTGGACTAACAGTCCTTGCTGGTCCATCTAAACATTTCAAAACATCATTCGCCTTAATTATGGCAGCAGCATATCTTCGTAAGTATGAAGATTCTGTAATTCTTTTTTATGATTCTGAGTTTGGTTCACCACAATCTTACTTTGAACAATATGGTATTGACACTGATCGTGTACTTCATACTCCAATCACAAACGTTGAAGAATTGAAGTTTGATCTTATTGGTCAACTTGAAGGTCTTGAACGAAATGATAAAGTTGTCGTTGTCATCGACTCGGTCGGTAACTTAGCATCTAAAAAAGAACTCGAGGATGCAATCAATGAAAAATCAGTAGCAGATATGTCACGTGCAAAAGCACTTAAAGGTCTGTTCCGGATGAGTACTCCATATCTTAATATGAAGAACATTCCATTGATTGCTGTTAATCACACATACAAAGAGATTGGACTGTTCCCTAAAGATATTGTCTCAGGTGGAACAGGTATCTACTACTCAGCGGATAACATCTGGATTCTTGGTAGACAGCAAGATAAAAAGAGTGGTGAGATTAAGGGATATCACTTTGTAATCAACGTGGAGAAATCGCGTTATGTCAAAGAAAAGTCTAAAATTCCTATTTCTGTTTCTTGGGATGGTGGGGTCTCTACTCATAGTGGTCTCCTCGATGTCGCTTTGGCAGGTAATTATGTCGCTAAACCTAGCAATGGTTGGTATTGCCGTGTCGATCGAGATACTGGAGAACTTCTCGACCCAAAGGTTCGGGAATCAGATACACTCGAACCATCGTTCTGGGAACCAATCTTGGAGGGGACAGATTTCAAGAACTATGTCAACGAGAAATTCTCTATCGGTGGAACTATATCTAATGAACTCGAACTTGAAGAAGCATGAGGAAAACGTAACATATGAATTCATTCCTGGTCAAGATGAAGATGATCAGGCATGGAACATTCGTATCCTCGAAGGAATGTATAGCGAAACAATAATTCAGTATGGAGCAATTGCTTTCAACGAAACAGAGCAGGGTGTGATGACATTTAATTACAACATCATCTCATCTCCTGATACTGACTTGACCGAAGCAGACCTCTCATTACAAGAATGCGTTGGCGATATATTACAAGAAATCATTCGTGCTAGTATTGAAGCGGATGATGGAACTATTGCGATGCGCGAAGCATCAGATAAGGAATAACATTATGGAAGCGGCACTTATTTTAGGTCTATTAGGTTATGGTATGCACCAATATATTGGTCATCCAGAAGAAGAAACAAGTAGAAATACGCAATACATGTATTCTACTCAAACGACTGAAAGTATTTCAGAACCGACGACTCAATATCTAAAAGATAAAAGCATTGCTCAAATCGACTGGAGCAAAGCAGGCAACTTTGTACACGGAGACTCACCCAAGACTGGTGTACAATGGGTTTTTGTAACAGGAAACTAAAATGAAAATCCTCATCTTTGGGTTGCCAGGAGCAGGTAAAACTTATTTGTCAGAGCGTTTGCAAAAACATTTTAAGTGCGCTTGGTATAATGGTGATGAAATTAGAAAGATGGCAGACGACTGGGAATTCAGTCCTGAAGGTCGTCTGAGGCAAGCATCACGGATGAGAAACCTTGCTAATTTCGAAAAAGATTCTGGTCGGTGGGTGCTATGTGATTTCATATGCCCCACCAATCATTATCGAGATTTATTTGATGCTGATATTTCTATATGGGTAGACACAATAAGAGAGGGAAGATTTGATGATACAAACAAAATGTTTGAGTTCCCTTCTATGGTTGACTATAAAATAGCAAAGTTTTTATCTGATGAAGAAATAAAAAAACTAGCAAATATGATTATAAATGAAAGTGAAGAAGATGTCAGCATTTGATTATTTAAACCCAACGTCCCTGATGATTGGTAGATACCAACCATGGCATGAAGGTCATTTAGAACTGTTTCAACGTGCGTACGAATTAGCAGGTCAGGTATTGATTCTCGTTCGGGAAGTTCCTGAATCACGAGAAGCGAATAGTCGCGTTCCAGGGCAAGATGATAATCCCTTTTCACCTTCAGAAGTTTTCGCTATGATCACACAAAATTTATCAGAAAATGGGTTTACTTTTGATGAAGATTACGTTATAATGAGTGCTCCTAATATCGTTGACATTAGTTATGGACGCGATGTTGGATACACATTCACTGAGCATGATCTCGGTGATCTTAATAAAATTAGTGCAACTGACATCAGGGCACAGATGAGAGCAGAGGGTAAACTTGCAAACAAATCTTGAACAGATTATCTTACGAAATTTGCTGACAAACGAAGAGTACATGCGCAAAGTATTGCCTTTCGTCAAACCAGATTATTTCGAAGGTGTCTATCGTATATTATTTAAAGAAGCAGGAAAGTTCATTGGCAAATACAATAAATTGCCAACACTTGAATCTTTCAAAGTCGAACTCGATCAGTCCGATAGATTGACAGGTGACAACTATACTATCGCTGTAGATATCCTACCAAACATTTTTGCGAAAGAAGAAAGCGATTCTGAATGGTTGATGGACTCTACTGAGAAGTGGTGTCAGGATCGTGCGATCTATAATGCCATCATGGAGTCTATCTCTATCATTGACGGTAAACATGAGTCAATGACCAAAGGTGCATTACCTGACTTGTTGAGTAAAGCACTCGGTGTTGCCTTTGATACTAATGTCGGTCACGACTATGTTGACAACGCAGAGCAAAGATGGGACTTCTATAATAAAGAAGAATCTCGTATCCCATTTGATCTTGAATTGTTCAACACTATTACCAAAGGTGGTGTTCCCAATAAAACATTGAACATTGCTCTCGCTGGTACTGGTGTCGGTAAATCATTATTCATGTGCCACGTTGCTTCGTCATCATTGGTAGAAGGTAAGAATGTTCTATACATTACTATGGAAATGGCAGAGGAGAGGATTGCTGAACGTATCGATGCAAACTTGCTGAACATTCCAATTGATCAACTTGAAACATTACCAAAGACGATGTTTACTGAAAAAGTTTCTCAGTTGTCTAAGAAAACTACAGGCAAACTCATCATCAAGGAGTATCCGACAGGGTCTGCTCATGCTGGACACTTTCGCGCTCTACTAAATGAATTGAAACTAAAGCGACAGTTTGAACCAGATATCATTTTTATTGACTATCTTAATATCTGCGCTTCATCTCGTATGAAAGGAATGGGTGGTGCAATCAACTCATACTCTTACATTAAAGCAATTGCTGAGGAACTACGTGGTCTTGCGGTCGAGTACGACGTTCCGATCTTCTCTGCAACGCAAACGACTCGTTCTGGTTATGGTAACTCAGATGTTGGGTTGGAGGATACGTCCGAGTCTTTTGGACTTCCCGCGACCGCTGACTTGATGTTTGCTTTGATCTCTACCGAAGAACTAGAGAACGTTGGGCAAATCATGGTTAAGCAATTGAAGAATCGCTATAATGATCCGACCAATAATAAACGGTTTGTTGTCGGGATAGATAGAAGTAAGATGAGGTTGTTTGACGCTGATCCACAAGAGCAAACATTAGCAGACGACACACCTGTTTTTGATAAGAGCGAAACTCATGACCAACTATCTAAATTCAAGGATTTTAAACTATGATGATTAAGATTTCTGATGAGTATGCGCACGACATTTTAATAGTAAAACTTCAAGAGGACTTCCTTGAGATAAGCAGCGACATTGAAATGATTGAAACTATGAATGATTTGGGGGAGACTCAAATTTCATCTGCAAAGTTTCATGTTGTTCGCGACTCTATAGTGAATGTATTGAAGTATCACATGGAAGAAGAAGATTTCCTCGACTTCTTTTCCGAATATGAGGACATGAAATCATGGATATGAAAGAACAATTAATTAAAGCAGTAAAGATGCACGCTAAAGGTGATTTAGAACGTGCTAAAACAAACGTCATGGTGTATATGAATCAGAGTGTTGGTATCGGTGAACACAGTGATGTTGTTGAAGCAATTCAACTAGAACTTGATAAGATGGCAGCAGCAGAAGATCGTCTTTGTATGATTGCTGAATTTGAAAGCAGATGAGTGATCCTAATTTCCACACCTTCTGGGGACAAGGCGAGTACGAAAATCGAAAAGCAATTGTCTTAAAAAGCAGTGAAGGATTCTATGTAGAATTCTATAAAGGTGAAAATATTGTTGAGCGTCGTACAGTGTACGAACACAGTGAAAGATATGCAGAAGATACTGCAGAAAACTTTGTAATGGGGATTATACCATAATGAATAAAATTTTGAGAAGACTTGGATTGAAAGACGACTATGGTTATTGCGATATGTCCATTGTTGGGTTTATTGTTATATGGTCGTTTTTTCTTTATGGTGTTTATATTGCGATCGGAGACTTAATTAAATGAATGTTAGATTAATCAGTTATTCACAAACAGCGGAGAACCTACATGTCGGTGAAGATATCCAAGAACTCATTGCGTATTGTGCCCGTGTCTCGAACCCCTCGAACCAAACTAACCAAGAAACGTCCGAACGTTTATTATCCTATCTCGCAAAACACAAGCACTGGTCGCCTTTCGAGATGGTGTCTGCTTGCTTAGAGATTGAAACGACTCGTGATATTGCTCGTCAAATCCTTAGGCATCGTTCGTTTTCATTTCAGGAGTTTAGTCAGAGATATGCTAATCCTGTAGAAGATTTAGATTATGTTATGAGGGAAGCGCGACTACAAGATACGAAAAATCGTCAAAACAGTATTGTTACTGATGATGCTGATTTACAACTAGAATGGTATAAGCAACAAGCAGAAGTTCAACTTGCCTCTAAAAAAGCATATCAATGGGCGATTGAAAATGGTATTGCTAAAGAGCAAGCACGTGCGGTGTTGCCCGAAGGTATGATGGGATCACGACTTTATATGAATGGAACCATCAGGTCTTGGATTCATTTTATTGAATTGCGCAGTGCTAATGGCACACAAAAAGAATGTCAGGATGTTGCCATTGCTTGCGCAAAAGCGATTACTGAGATATTCCCTCTTGCTCAAAAGTTCTTGGAGACAGAATAATTCAAGAAAAACGCATTTTTTCCTTTACTTCTCATAAAAACTATGATATAATCTATGTATAAACTGAGAGAGAGAGAAAAAATGACTAAACCTATATCACCTTCTAAACTTCGTAAAAACCTTCTATCACTTCCTGATGAAAAGCGTCGTGAATCTATCGAACGTGCGTTTCGCGTTTATCCACGTTGGATCATGGAAGAAACTGGTCGTACAGATGGATTGTATAACCCAAAGGTTGTAAAACATCTCGAGAAGTCATACGAAGTCTATAGAAAACTTTGGACTGAAATGTTGGTATCTCGCCATGCGTCTTAAAGTTTTACCAGTTGTTGTCTGTGCTGCCGTTCTTTGTTTCCTTTCTAATGGCGCACAGGCAGCATCCCCTGCAAAAGCATCAACTTTTCATTCTGAATACACAGAACAAAAATGTTTAGCAGATAACATTTACTGGGAAGCACGAAATCAAATAACGAAAGGAATGATCGGTGTCGCTCTTGTTACTCGCAATCGTGTTAATGATAATCGTTTTCCTCATTCATATTGTGAGGTTGTTGAGCAAGGACCAACGCGAACGTCGTGGAAAAATTCTAACATTGACATCCCTATTCGCCACCGTTGTCAGTTCAGTTGGTATTGCGATGGCAAGTCTGATGTTATCCCTACTGTTGATCTTGACGTCTATGATCTTGCTCGCGCCATTGCTTTCAAAATATATAATGGAGAGTTTACAGACTTTACCAAAGGTGCAACTCATTATCATGCAGACTATGTAAATCCTGAATGGGCATCATCAAAAACGCAGACTACAGTGATTGACGAACATATCTTTTATAGATGGGAAAAATAATGAAAGAAACTAAAATGAAACCTGCATACAAATTTCGAGAAGATGAATTAATCGCTGAATTTGCGAAGTATGTAGAGGGAACATATAATGCCCATTACTCCCAAGAGAAACTGCAAGCGGCAGAAGTCATCTTTGATGGCGGACATGGGACTGGGTTCAATATGGGAAACGTCATGAAGTACGCACAAAGATACGGCAAGAAAGGAACCGATGCAGATGCCCGAAAAGACCTTCTTAAAGTCATCCATTACGGATTCCTTCAACTTTATGTTCATGACTCCTCTAACTAGAAGCGAGGTATATTACGAAACCAAAAGACCCTACCATCACTGCGCAAACAAGAAATATAAGGATTCCATTTTTCATCATTTCTTCAAATTCTTTTTGTTCCTTTAACTTTGCGCGTTTTAATTCTTGAAGTGCTTCTCTCTCCTCTTGAATTCTCTTCGCGCGAAGGTCTATGATTGATTGCCAAGTTCCATGCCCGAAGCGCATGTCAACTAGGTTTCTCATTTCATTAAGTGCTTCTGCTGCTAATTTTGCATCGATCACTTCTTGAGCGACTGATTTGATTCCGAATTGATCTCTTAATGTGACGCCTGCTTTTTTGCCGCGTTTTTGCTGAACCTGCTCTTCACCGACGAACAGGTTTTCGATTTGTTCAGTAATTTGTCCAATATCTTGTACTGTGTTGATATTACTCTTGATAAAATCAACGCTTTGTTTGACGAGGGCAATCCCTGTCATTACTTCTGCAAACATATCGATCTTCCTTATTTGGATAGATGTATGTCAATGAATTGATGATAAATTTCAATAAACTCTCTACAATCTATTTATATAGATAATGATTTAAATTAACTAAAGGAGACTCTCAATATGAGATTTTTAATCGCTGCAGCAATTGCAGTAATGTCTTGGGTCAGCGTCGCTCAGGCAGAACCACTCAAAGTTGGATTCGTTTATGTTGGTCCAGTCGGTGATCATGGTTGGACATATATGCATGATATCGGTCGTCAAGCAGCAGTAGAAAAGTTTGGTGACTCTATCGAAACAATCTTTGTTGAATCAGTACCAGAAGGTCCAGATGCAGAACGTGTAATGCGTGATATGATTTCGCAGGGTGCGGATATGATCTTTACGACATCGTTTGGTTATATGGAGCAAACTCTACGAGTCGCAAAAAATAATCCTGATGTGATTTTTGAGCATGCAACTGGTTATAAAACTGCACCAAACGTATCGGTCTATTCATCACGTTTCTATGAAGGTCGTTATGTACAAGGTGTAATTGCTGGTCATATGTCAAAGACAGGCAAAGCAGGTTACATTGCATCGTTTCCGATTCCAGAAGTGATTCGTGGTATCAATGCTTTTTATCTTGGTGCGACAGCAGTAAATCCTGCGTTTGATATTGACGTTGTATGGGTCAATACTTGGTATGATCCTGGCAAAGAAGCAGATGCTGCGAAAGTATTGATTGCTGGTGGTGCAGATATCATCACGCAACATACTGATTCA